ATGTCGGCCAATAACCCTTTTTTTGACATTAGCCTGTTGCCTTATCAGGCGCCGCGTTTTGATGAGATTAACGATAGTCACTATCGCCCGGCCTTCGATGAAGCGCTTCGCCAGAAGCGGGCGGACATTGCTGCCATTGTCGCTCAGGCCGCTGCGCCAGACTTCACCAACACCGTGCTGGCGCTGGAGAAAAGCGGCGCCATGCTTTCCCGCGTAAACAGCGTATTCTTCGCCATGGCCTCCGCGCACACCAATGCGTACCTGCAGGAGCTGGAGGAGCAGTTCTCTACCGAACTTGCCGCGCTGGCGAACGATATCTGGCTGAATGACACCCTTTTCGCCCGCGTGGAGAGCGTCTGGCAGGATCGTGCTGCGCTGGACGCTGAATCTCGTCGGCTGGTCGAGGAGACATTCCAGCGGTTTATTCTGGCCGGTGCGCGTCTGAATGAAACGGAAAAGGCCGAGCTGAAGGCGCTGAATACCGAGGCGGCCTCCCTGACCAGTCAGTTTAATCAGCGCCTGCTGGCTGCCAATAAGGCGGGTGGGCTGGTAGTGGATTACGCGCATCAGCTTGAGGGGCTTAGCGCAGACGAGATTGCCACTGCCGCGCAGGCCGCTGCGGAGAAGGGGCTAAACGATCGCTGGCTGATCCCGCTCCTGAACACCACCCAGCAGCCAGCGCTATCGGCGCTGCGTAATCGTCAGACGCGCGAAAACCTGTTCAACGCAGGCTGGACGCGTACCCAGAAAGGGGATGAAAACGACACTCGCGAGCTGATCCTCCGTCTGACGGCGCTGCGCGCGCGGCAGGCCCGGCTGCTCGGATTTGACGATTACGCCAGCTGGAGCACTGCCGACCAGATGGCGAAAACGCCCGATGCCGCGCTGGCCTTTATGCGCGGCATAGTGCCGGCCGCCCGTGCCCGCGCGGAACGCGAGCAGGCCGATATTCAGAACGTGATTGACGACGAGCAGAGTGGCTTTGACGTGCAGGCCTGGGACTGGGCATTTTATGCCGAGCGCGTGCGCCAGGCAAAATATGCCCTCGATGAGTCGCAAATCCGGCCCTATTTCGCGCTCAACACCGTGCTGCAGGATGGCGTATTTTGGGCGGCAAGCCAGCTGTTTGGCATCCGCTTCGTCGAGCGCTTCGATATTCCGGTTTATCATCCGGACGTCCGCGTATGGGAGATTTTCGACCACACGGGTGAAGGTATGGCGTTGTTTTACGGCGACTTCTTTGCGCGCGATTCCAAGCAGGGCGGGGCGTGGATGGGGAATTTCGTCGAGCAATCTTTCGAGTTTGCTGCCCGTCCGGTGATCTACAACGTCTGTAACTACCAAAAGCCGGCTAACGGCGGCGTTGCGCTTCTTTCCTGGGACGACGTGATAACCCTCTTCCACGAGTTTGGCCATACGCTGCACGGACTGTTTGCCAGCCAGCGTTTCGCCACGCTGTCCGGTACCAATACCCCGCGTGACTTCGTTGAATTCCCGTCGCAAATCAACGAGCACTGGGCCAGCCATCCGCAGGTATTTACCCACTACGCCCGCCATTACGAAACCGGCGAACCGATGCCGGACGCGCTGCGGGAAAGCATGCTCAACGCGACGCATTTCAACAAGGGCTATGACATGACGGAACTGCTGGGGGCCGCGCTGCTGGATATGAACTGGCACGGCATCGGTGAAGCCGTTTCGAGCGTAGAAGATTTTGAAGCGGCAGCGTTGAAAAAAGAGGGGCTGGATCTGCCCGCCGTGCCACCGCGCTATCGCAGCAGCTATTTTGCCCATATTTTTGGCGGGGGCTACGCGGCAGGGTATTACGCCTACCTGTGGACGCAGATGCTCGCGGACGATGGCTATCAGTGGTTTGTCGAGCAGGGCGGCCTGACGCGTGAAAACGGGCAGAAATTCCGCGAGGCGATTTTGTCGCGCGGCAATAGTACTGATTTAGCTGAACTTTACCGGAACTGGCGCGGCCACGATCCGAAGATCGAACCGATGCTGGATAACCGCGGGTTGAGTTCGTAAGGGCTTTTTCAGGCAGGAAGCAGAACCGGGCGCGGTGCCCGGTTTTTGCCCGATTTTTTCTTCCCCAAAACTCCTCCAAAATTCCTCCCCAAAATGAATTCTTAAATTCTGCGAAATTTGCAGGGGGATACGGTCCAATTATTCACGTAGCTACACCTTCACTTTCACCCATTCGAGACCGCGATCGTTATGATACTGCGCTGTCATCCTGTCTGATGAGTGACCTAGTAGCTGCTGGGTATTGATGCCTTGCCCCTCATACAGACGCTCCGATAGAGAACGCTGCTCGTGAAAAGTGGGCATTGTTTTCCCATCCTCTACGGAAATGCCAGTACTATCGATCGCGAGTTTGAAGGAGACGCTAAGGCTGTTCTCGCCAACCTGATCGCCTGCTTTCACATTACCGCTTGAGGTCACGTGATGGAGAAGCCAGGGGCTTACGACCCGATCCCTGCATCGCTTGATCACCTGCGCCAGTGTAATATCCAACATCTCGCAGCGTAGCGAGAGCGGTATAGCCAGTTTCGCCCCGGTCTTTTGCTGCTCAACGTGGAGATGACCGTCCCAGACATCAGAGAACTTCATTTTGGCTATATCGCCGCGCCGTTGCCCGGTGACAACTGCCAGAAGCATGGAGTTTTGGACGTAGGGCGCCATATTGGAGGCCGCTTCAAATATCGCCTTCCACATCTCAAGGTTCAGTCGCGAACGACTTACCCGGACAACGACTTTTCTTGTGGCTAGCGCCGGGTTATATCCCGGCTCAACTTCGCCTGCGTGCTGCGCTTCTTTGAACAGGTCAATCCAGACGCTACGGAGCGTTTGCGCCATTCGTGCTTTGCCTCTGGATTTATATTCGTCTGTAATGGCTGCCAGCATTTTGGTGGTGACTTCCTGAATGCCAATGTCAGGCATCCTTTCAACCAGTACGTTTGTGCATGTCCTTCTTGATTTAAGCGTATTAATTTTTATCTCTTTATTGCTGAGTCGCTCCTCCTGAATTTTCAGATACCGTTCAATCCATAGGCGCATCCTCATCGATTTCTTGGAATTAACTTTCTTATGGCTGACCATATCTATCAGGGCAAACGACTGGGCAGTTTCCTGCTGCGCCAGAAGACGATTCAATTCAGAGGCGGCCAGTCTGGCCGCCTCTTGATCGGTACCAAAACCGATAAACTGACCGGTTAAAGGGTGCCGATATTGCCAGTAGGTTTTGCTGTTACGCTTATCAAGCTTGCAGTAGAGATTTGGGATATCAACCCTGTGATTACGTGGTCTGGCTGCCATTAATTACTCTCTCCATAAGCGTCTTAACCGCTTTCGGCATGCGTGGTGGTAGAGCCGGCGATGCGAGCATACCAATAAATTTGGCCTCTTCATCGATAACCCATCGCCGACCTTGTTTCAGCGCTCTTGGGATTGTTTGTCCTGTTCTAGCAATCTTGTGCAGCGCCGCTCTGGATGGTGGTTGCTTGAAGCCGTTTGGACCGGAAGCCCAATCCTCCAAGCTAACGAGCTGTCCCATGAAAACCTCCAGTTTGATAAATATGAGCTCTCAAAGTCATGTAGTGTGATATTTCAATATCAGGCCACCTGCCCAGGTAAGGATCGCAGTCGGCGCATGCCGGTCATTGCTGTAGCCACGTAGCTTGCCTTGCAGTTGACCACTTCAACCCAGACCTTCACGCCTTCAACTCTCACCGTATAGGTCTCTTTCATCTTGCTGCGCCCATAGTCACCATATCTTTGCTGGTGGGCTGCGAGTGCGATTTCACATGCCTGGAGAGCCAAAGGGGATTGCTTACTGCCTCGATTAATCAGTCGCATTTCGTCTCCTTGAGGGAGGGTTTTCCCTCCCGATCTCGTTAGTCCACGTATTCCGGTTTCATATCCGCCAGGGTGATGCTGAACTGACCATGCGATTCGTCGCCCAGATGGCGTTTCGACGCTGCAAGAACGCGCTCTACTTCCGCGAACCGCGCAGCTGCATCCGGCTCATCTGAAGATGGCAAGGAATTGATGGCTGCTTCGACTTTGTTCCTTGCATCAACCAGGTAATAACGCTTTACGGCCTTGTTTTTCAGCTCAGTAAACAGGGCAGAACCCAGCGTTGCTTTCACGGTTTCAATATCAGCGCGCAGAGCTTTAGCGCTATCCACATCCTGAGCCGCCTCGATGCGGTCACGGAAATCATCAGCAAGTGCATCGATGTTTTGAGCTGATTCCTGAGCCGTTTGAGTCGTAGTGACGTTGTCACCTGAAATATCAGCCAGGCTCATTTTCTGAACCGGTGCTGGGTTAATTTCCCTTTCGGTAGGCTGCTCAATCTCATCAGGCGTGTAAACGCCTAGGATCACGTGCGGGCAGTACAAGCGTGCCCAATATTTCACGCCGAGGTAGGCTATTTGCTGGTCGGGCTTCGAAACCCACAGCGGCGAATTTCGAGTAACCACCTGAGACAGGTAAAGAGGTTTATCCCAGGTGATTTCACTTTCTCCACGTAGAATGGCTCCGACTTCAACATACAGACCTTCTTCGTCTTCATCAGTCCAGTCGCGAACGCGTTCGGTAACGGTGTACTTACCGGTCTTACCCATTTTTTCACGGGTCACTTCTTTGGTTTTGGTGCAACGTTCCCAGTCGCCGCCGTAGCGATAATGAAAACGGCCATGAATGGCGCTGGAACTGGTGATTACGGCATTAACAAGCTGCGCTTCGTAACCCAACTGGCCATTGACCAGGTGAGTTTTTTGCGCCACCGCGTAAGGGTTCATGCCCCACTGCATGGCTTGCATAACAATCGCCATACAATCCGCAGGCTTTCCTGCGAGGTGCGCCGGCACGGTGACAACAGATTGAGCCATCAACCCGGCGAAAGCCTGCAGCTGACCCAATGCCTGAACGTTGAAAATTGAGTTGCTGGCAGAGATAGTGTTAGGTGCCTGCTGCTCAGCAGTTACGATGTTCATGTTTTCCATCATCATTCCCCTTATGCCTGAGTGCGCAGCGCTTCAAGGCGGCGCAGGTCGAAGTCGTTCAGTTCATCGGTGTAATCGGTAGTGATCGGCGCTGGCCATTCGCTCGTGTCGAATCCGGTTGCGATGGCGCGCATCGTTTTGCGGTACTCGAGCATGCCCAGTTCCAGCAGTTCGGTGGACGCCTCAATGATGGCGATCCAGTGGTAGTTCTCGTCTTTGTTGACGAAAATCCAGAAGAACTGGTCCAGCGCCGCGGTCTCGCAATACATAGCCGCACTGAGGTGGTAGTCCCGATCTATGATTTCCCGGTGCAGCCTGGCGCGTAGGCTTTCTTGCTTCACATTCCACATGCTGATGGTTTTCAGGTCCGCACCGATGCGCACGCCGTCCAGTTCAATCTCGAGGTCAGGCCGTACACGCACTTCTAAACCTGTTTCGTCGTCAAAGCCGAAGTAACTCACTTCAACAGCGCGGCTTGGATGTGTCAGCAGCATGCCGGCGGTCGGGTGCGCCAGGAGTGCAGACTGAATTGCTCGCGCTGTGGCCAGTTGCTGGCGGGTAACCAGAATCTTTTCGCCAGGGTTGTCGCGCCAGGCATCCAGCAGCTCGTCTGCGAACACGGCATCGGGCTTAACCGACTTAACTGCCTGGATCATGTCTGCTTTGGTGCCGGACACTTTCAGCGGCGTCGGTTTCTGCGCTTCCTGTGCGACCAAATCAGGATTGATGATCGCCAATTGCTCGAGTAGCGCATCACGGCTGCCGCTGGTTTTAACCGGCACGGGCAGGGTGGCGTTGTACTCTTTAATGCATGCCTTCATTGCAGCTGCTGTCTGCTTCTGGCCTTCTTCAATACGCTGGTACTCAGCTGGGAGAGCCATATAGCTTTGAGCCGTTTCTTCCAGGCTCGCGCCAAGCGGCACTGGGGCGGGAAGGGCTGCGTTATGTTCTTCAAGCAACGCTTTAATCTCGTCAGCGCTCAGCAGTGCCGGCAGGCTGGCGTTGTACGCGTCGATGAACTCACGCAGAGTTGCGGTGGTGGTGAAAGCACCCTCAGGGATCTCAGGTTCTACACTGAACTCTGCTTCGAGGTTTTCCGGCTGTAGTGCAAGGGCGTGCACCAGATTTCCCATGTCCAGCACTTTAGATGCTGTGCGCGGGATAGTTTTAGCCACATGGCGCGCATTGAAATACATCAGGCTGACACGGGCATCTTTCACCTGGGTTGAGCTAATACCGTTTGCTGCGTGATAAACGTCATTCGGTAGGCCTTCGTAGCGGCCAGGCTCGAAGTAAGCCGGGTATTCGAATGCTGGCTCTGACTGCTGCTCTTCTGGCGCTACGGTAACTGCTTGCGTATCAGTTGCATCAGTGCCTTCGCCTGGTTGTACCGGATCAGTACTTTCGACTTTCTCTGGCTGAGTCGTTTCCATCTGCACATTGCTGGTGGTCTCCGCTGTATTTTCCGTTTTTTCGACTTCATTTGAGGGGGTATCAATGACAGGGGCGGTATTTCCAACCATCAGGCCATCGATGGAGAACACGCCGCCGAGATTTTCAACCTGCGGTTGTTCAACTGGAGCTTCAGTCTCAACTGCAGGAGTAGGCAACGGCAGTACTTCCACAGCAGAGTTAAACTCAGCCGTCATGGTTTTATTCACAAACTCAAGATGAGCCGCTGGCGTGTGGTGGATGTTCTCTGGTGTGATACGGATTAGATTGAAGATTGCCGCACGGTTCACCGCCAGTATGCCGGGCTGATTACGCAGGATGGCGCTCCATGATTTCCATGGTTCTTCTTTCTTAGCCACGATTTCTTTGGCACGTCGTAACACGCTCGAAGGAATTTCGAAGTGGTGGAAGTCCATAGGCAGTAGGGCACATGCGATCTCAAGATCGAGAGTGTCCAGAGTGTGATGCGCGCCTTCGCCGCGATCCGTTGCATAGCCGCCGTCGGCATTGGTACCAGAATCGGTACGCTGAACATTACTGATGCGATTACCGGCTGCCCACTCGCGAACGAGAATGCCGCGGTCAATATAATCAGTCGCAGCCCAGATTCGGGTAAAACGGAGAACCAAAGCGAGTTCGTGGCGCTTCTCCTGGCTGAACACCTTGCGAATGGCGTCGGTATAGCGCCAAAGGTCTTTGGTATCGTAACCTTTAACCTCTTCGCAGTTTTCAGCCGCCAGCAGCAGGTTCTGGACATAGCTGTTGTCAGTGTCCATCTCCAGCGCGCAGATACCTTCGTATTCTTCGCGGGTTAAGTGGTGGCGCAGTTCGTCGGCGGTGAACTGGGCGAGTAGCTGCTTGCGGAAGGGCATACGAACGACCGGATAACGAGTGGTTTCGTCATCATTCTCGTCAATCTTAATACCGTTTTCAGGTTCTGGATCCTGACCGGTTGTAACACCGGTCTCGCTGGCGCTTTCTGATTTGAGAAGAGTAAGCTTTCCGCTTCTCCACTCTTCAACTAACTGATTGCGGTCGCCGGCATCAGCTCTCGCCCAGTCAGCCATGAATGCAGCAATAATTTCTTTTTTGTGCGCTTCATCTGGCGCGAATACCTGTTTAATCGCCTGGACCAGTTTCCACTCAGCGTTCAGGCTGAGTTCATCAACTTCAGGGACGTCGTTCTTCGCCTGTAGCAGGTTCTGGAGATAGGTGTTGCCTTCATCCAGTGACATTTCGCTGGCAGCCAGCTGCTGCTCTTTAGTGATATGTGACTGGAATTTGTCGCTGGTCAGGTGGACGGCAAAACGGACCGCTGGAGTGCGGTTTTCAAGCGGAACATTGTCCACGGTAGTTTCGACTTTAACGGTCGTTTCCGGTGCGGTAGTGGTGTCCACTGGTCTAGTCAACTCAGCACCAGCCTTTGGCAGCCAGGTGCGTCCATCGTCCTGCAGTTCGTAGCGTTTGCACCAGGTGTAATCCACGGTGCTTTCTTCCGGGAGGTCGTTATACACCGGGAAATCGGTGCGAACCGGTTTGGCGTAATCCTTACCGCGTCCGGTTTCAATACCAGCATCTTCCAGCTCAACATCGAGCTGCAGGTTTGCACGGGCTTCTGATTTCGCAGTGAACCAAATCACTGCGTCTTCTTTGCCAGATTTCTGCGTAGCCTTAACTACATAGAAAAATTCCATGTGAGATCCTCTTTTTTGGATGTAAGATCCCCGGGCCAGAGATAGCGCCCATTGGGTGAACTTTGGTTTTTTAAGTAGTTTTCCGGTGTAACTTTGGTCGGGAGCACCGGACGTACGGGCCGCCTTGCGCGGCTTTTACGTTATGCCTCGTGGGCCATCTGGTCGTACGAAGCACAACGTTCAGAGCAATATTCTTTTTCTTTGCGCGCCAGCTGTGAGCCGTTGCGATAGAGAAGGGTACTTTTGACTACTTCCCCCGGTTTAACCGGCTTGCCGCAGTACCCGCATTTCGTTGAGCTACACATCTGGATTCCCCTTTTGCGCCAGCAGGTAGCACAGGCGGCGAAGAATCACCTCGAAGAAGTTCAGTTTTACGGCCTGTATCCGTCCTGGTTTGCGTGCGAAATCAATCATAATGATCTCCTTGTTATGCCTGTCTTTTAACCACTTCAGGCTCGGTGGTATGCTGGAAGTTCTCACACAGCCAGCACAAGGAAACATGGATGGCCACGTTTAACCGAAATCTTCAGCTGCAAATTCTTCAACTCGCTTTAGAGAGCTATCCTGACCCGATCGAGTACATACCGAGGGAGTTAGCTGCTCTTGATAAGAAAACGCTTTTACAAAACATCGCTTATTTGAGAGAAGAGGGAATGATTAAGGGAGGAATAGAAGAATATCTAAGCGGTAAAGAGCCTGCTCTAGACACGATTTCAGTAACTAAGGATGCTATTAACTTGCTCAGTGAAGAGGGAAGTATCTCTTCCTCATTAAAAGTGGTGACAGTAAAACTCCATGACGAATCGCTCACTGCTTTAAGGGATTTCATAAATCAGAATGTTTCAGACCCAGAAGAAAAGAAAGTGTATTTGCAGCGCTTAAAAGAGCTTCCCGCTGACGCCACAAAACACATCGTGCTTGAACTTGTGGGTAAGGGGTTAGGTCAGATACCGAACGCAGTTCAGTGGCTGCAAACAACGCTCCATCATTTGTAAATTCTTTTTCTTCCCGGAGCCTGGAGAATTTAACCCACCCAATACCTCCGGGAATTTCCAGCCAAAAATCATCACGGTTATCAGTTGAAAGTGTTAGAGCTTTATTTACGAACGTTAATGCGTATATACGTAGTGGTTGCAATATTCACCTCCGATATTTATAGAATTTGTGTGCTTTGTGCCTTAACGCCGGCCAGCGGAACATTTATACCTGATGCACATTGTTGTAGCGGTGGATGGCCGCCGGTTGTCATAACTAAGCCGCTTCTGTGAAGCGACTGAGGTATGAAGGTCGTTTGATTACGCACCATTGCCGCTCTCCCTGAGCCCGCCGGGCGTCCGACGCATGGTTTTTTTGTCGCGCCGTTCGACTGATCGAATCTCCACTTCGCGGCTGGCTAACTTCGCTCAGCTGTCGATGTTTCGTTTCGATGGGTCAACAATAGCTAAAGCGATTATCGTAGTCAATCGCCAAAACGATAATCATCACTACCAAAGTGATAATTATGTGATTGGTAAAGCGATTTTTAATGAAATTTATCTTCGTGGTATGCTGATTTTTTTGGAGGAAGATGCTTATGGAGCATAAAGAGTGGGTTGATAAACTCCGCTGGCTTAGCCCTGAACAGATCGTTCAGGTTCACTTTGGCCTCCAGGAGGATATTAAGAAGTTCTACAAACTTAGGGAGGAGGGAGATAATCTTGCCAGGGCCGAGCATTTATGCGAACAGATGATTGCGCTATCTGAGTTGGCATTCTCGGCTTTACGTAGCGCTCATGACAAAAGGGTTGAAGAATACGAATCTTTAACTGGAAATAAGTATCCCAGTGATTTTTACCCGCCATCACATTATGGCTTCTCTCAACTGTCAGTGATCTTGAAAAAAAGAAAGGACTTTCAACGTATAGAGGTTTTACACGAAAAATTGATTAAAGAGGGTTGGAGATGCTAGCCCGGAAACCGGGCTATGCGAAGCGCTTATAGTCGACAGACTGCCTAAGGAGCACCTTGGCCATCACGTAGAACGCGTCCTCGTCCTCTGGTTCGACGTACCATTTTTCGTAAATTGGGTTATCGGAGATTACTGCCAGGCGGTCACGCTGCATCTGCAGGCGCTTAACGTGCAGTGTCTTTCCGAAAACAAAGACGTATACCCCGTCACCATCAAAGTGCGTAACGCTGGTATCAACGAAAATCTGATCGCCAGGTGAAATCGTGCCGTCCATGCTGTCGCCATTTACTGTTATCACTTTGACGTGCGAAGCAGGTCGGTTGCCGAACAAGGCGCGCGCCTGCTCAGTCGTGTATTCGATGGCTCGGATAGTTTCAATGAAATCGCTGGTGGCAATACTGCCCGGCCCAGCGCTGGCTTTAACGTCGAGTACATCCACGCGGTAAACCCCATTCAATGACGACTTAACCTGGCAAAGCGCAGTCGGTTCTCTTGCGCTACTGGAAGCCATTTCCCCTTCACCAGCAGACAGCCACTCTGGCCGCACACCCAGTACAGAGGCGATCTCAACGGTCTTACGTGATCCGTTTGCATTCTTCAGCAGCTTATTGACGCTGGACTGAGCCATGCCGACATCTTTCGCTAACCGGCCTTGTGTATATCCAGCATGTTTCATTGCCTGCGCCAGGCGCTCCGAGAATCCCATATTCACCTCTGTTAATGACCTCTTTAACTCTATCGCTCAAGCGATTATTTAGCAAAAAATCGCCTATGCGATTGACATTCACTAAGGTGATAAACATAATCGCTCTAGACTGATAGCTGAGGTGATTATGAAAACCCAAACAGTAGAGAAGAACTCCGCAGTAGAGAAAGCGATCGCCATCGCTGGCAGCCAGAAAGAACTGGCAAAACGCTGCGGTAAAGCCCAGTCCACTATCTGCGACTGGCTTAACGGAAAGAAACGCATTTCCCCGGTTCACGTTCCTGAACTGGTGAAAGCGGTTGGCGGTGAAATACAGGCACATGAATTCCGCCCGGACCTGCCGTCCATCTTTCCACATCCTGATAACCATGCCGCTTAACGGCGGCCCTAACCACGAAAGGCAAAGCAATGCATTCACTTGCGTATCAACAGAATACCAGAATACACCCGGGAGAAATGATAAACCGCGCTCAACCTAAGGCGGCTCCAGACCACGAAAAGATCCGCGAAGTAGTCCGGGCGTGGTCGTCGGCGCTGAACAATCAGGACGTCGTGTCAGCGCTGATCATCAACGAATACCGGGAGCGGGGCGGAACAGCCATCAGCTTCCCGGAGGATATCAGCCGTGCGCGCCAGAAGCTGTTTCGCTTCCTGGATAACCGTTTCGACTCTGAGCAGTACCGCGAGAACGTCCGCCAGCTGGCCCCGGCAATCATGGCCGTCCTGCCGCTGGAGTTCCGCAACCGTCTGGCGCCGAAGAACGACACAGTGTCGCTGATCGCCTCTGCGATGAAAGAGTGTGCCGAGGCTAAGCAGGCTGTCCTGCTGGACGCACCAGAGCATCAGAAGCTCAAAGAGCTAAGTGAGGGAATAGCATCACTGTTCCGTCTGATGCCGGAGCAGTTTGGCCCGCTAATGACGATGGTCACAACCATGCTGGGGGCAATGTGAAGACTTCAGAAAAGGCGAAAGCCGGTCTGCGTGAACAGAACCGACTTTCAGGTGCAAAAACGGAGTGTAATTGCGGAGCTAAGTATGTCAAACACAGCTGAAATTATCAATTTCCCCCACAAAACCGAACAACCGGGAGGTCGTATGGCCGACCTGTCGAACGGGTATACCAAGGTCGCTAACGAGATCCAGCAGCTCAAGCCTCGTCTGAAAATGTCAGGCCGGGAGTGGCAGTGTTTTGAGGCGGTGATCTGGCTTACCTACGGCTGGAACAAGAAGCAGGACCGCGTGACGAACACGGTGATTGCCGAGCTTACAGGGCTGAGTGACTCGCATGTTTCTGATGCGCTCAAATCGCTCGCTGAACGCAAAATTATCTTCAGTCAGAAGCAGGGCGTGATGAAAACGGTCGGTATAAATACTGACCTTTCTGCCTGGATTTTAGACAAGCCGAAAACGGGAAAAGTCTTCCCGAAATCGGGAAAAGTGTTACCGAAAACGGGAAAAACCTTCCCGGAAACGGTAGACACCCAAGACTATAACAAGAACAATAATAAAATATCCTCGTCTCGGAATTCTGACGAATCCCGAAACCAGAAAACTCAAAAGTTTCTCTCACGCCATCCAGAAGCTGCCGCCGGGATATACACCCCAGCAGGTAAATCATGGGGATCCTCTGACGACCTCAAGGCAGCACGCTGGATTTACGACAGGCTTCTCACAGTCAACGCATCGCTATCTGAGCCAAACTGGGCTGAATGGGCAAACACCATCAGGCTGATGCGTGTCCAGGACAAGCGTACTCACTACGAAATCTGTGACCTGTTCCAGTGGGCCAACCGGGATGAGTTCTGGAAAGACAACATCCTGAGTCCCTCGAGTCTTCGCAAACAGTGGGATCAGCTCACCACCAAACGGATGCGCGCAATCGGAGCGGTAAAACCTTCCCGGGGCGGTATCGACCTGCATAACACCGACTGGATTGACGGGGTGCTGGAATGAAAAACCTTGCCGAGAGCATTCACAATTTTGACCGGGAACAGGCTCGCCGCGTGGCGCACAGCATGCCTGAGCAGTACACCGAGCGCGAACAAACGCAGCAGGTGGCGCAGATAATCAACGGGCTATTCGTACAGCTGGCGGCCGCGTTCCCGGCAAGCCTGGTTAATCGCAGCCAGGAGGACGTGAACGAGATCCGCCGTCAGTGGGTGCTGGCCTTCAAAGAAAACGGGATCACCACTCTGGAACAGGTCGAAGCCGGCATGCGCATGGTTCGTCGTCAGGAGCGTCCATTCTTGCCATCGCCAGGCCAGTTCATCAAGTGGTGCAATGAAGGGCTCTGTGTGCTGGGGATCACTACCGCTGACGTGATGGCAGAATACTGGAAGTGGCGCAAGCTCGTGTTCCGCTACCCGAGTAGTGAGCAGTATCCATGGCCTAAGCCGGTTTTTTATCACATCTGTCTGGAGCTGCGGCGCCGCGGAACAGATGGCCAACTGAGCCACAAAGAGCTTGAGCATGAGGCTAGAGATATACTGGGTATATGGGAAAAGCGCGTTCTTGATGGAAAACCTATCCCACCAATACGCCGAGCACTGGCTGCCCCACCGCAAGGTCGCGGCCCAACCCCGGCAGAAACATTGATTGTAGAGTATCAACGCCGGAAAGCGGCAGGTTTAACCAAGTAATCGTGTATTGACCAATGACAAAAATATTAACCCAAAAGAGCAGGTGGCGGTGTTTGTGCGCTATAAACCCAACTGCGCCGTTGGCGATGTTTCCGAAGCGCTGGACATGGCTTGGTGGGACAGCCGGCAGGCTGCAGCGCAAAATAACTGACGAAGGCGTAATCATTCACTCGCGTGAAAGCGTACAGTACATATACAGGGCGATACCGTACGCGGATATTCCAGACGTTGTCCTTCCGTGTATGGTGGAATAAAGCAATCCAGTTCGAATGCAGGCTGCTGAACAGAAAGCGAAGGAATTTGAGGAAAAGGGTATGTGGCGAAGGGCTGCCACGGTGTATTCAGCAATGTTTGGCATAGCTGTTAGTGCGGTTGAGGTTGCCCGTATTGCCAAGCTTCGTAAAGACTGCCTGCGTCAGGTGGGGAGGATGTAAGAATGGCCAACGATATGATCATGCATACACCCACCCCCATTACAAGCAGCACTGATGTGAGTCTACATAAGGCCACACCAAGAAAGACATAGCTATAGAGAAACGTGCATTTTGCGATAATACACCATTGTTGCAGTTAATATAATAGTCAAGCCAACCAAGTAACATTGGTTGGCTTGATGTGAGAAATCCTTTTAGCATAACCCAATATGCCATCAATGCTCATCGTTACCAGTTATCAGACTTTGTAGCATCACGAAGATAATATTTACCCCCATCAAGAATGCTCTTTAGTGCAGCCTGTATTGGGTAACTATAATCAGTAATATCTAACAACCCAACCTTGTTTTTTAATTTTTCTAAATTGATAATATCGCCGAAATTGCTTTCATCAATTTGCGCATAAGGCCCGTTAACTGAATCACTGCCTGCGCGCTCTAGTATCTCAGCAATCCTAATAATTCCATTTTTTTTATTTATTAAACTATCTATAAATTGAGACGCCAAATCTTTAGATGATCTCTTTAACTCCATAAATATATGAGATTCAAGATGGCTTTTAATGAATCTTTTTGTTTTAAGTGCGTCAAGAGCATTATGTTGATATGTTATTTCTAATTTATCAAGTAACTCTTGCGTGACCCATGGGTTAATTTCATCAGTACCATTAAGTTGACGTCTAACTTTGTATAATACATCAGCTCCCAGAGGGGTGTTTTCTTTTCTAGATATTATGCTTTTGATTAGTTCGTTTTTATTGGTGCTTTCAGAAATGAATTTATTTGTCAGCCAATTCATTTTTCGGTATAAATCTGAAGATAGAATTCCGTAATTAGATTCCTGTGATATGATAAGTTTCTCTGAGAATAGGAAGCTATCATATATACTTTTCAAAATATCAAAAGCATCATCATCTATAATGCTGGAATAGTTAGTCATCATTTCAAAAAAGCGATCTTCAGCGTTACTTGATTCAACGTCAATTAAGAATTCAGACCTAGATATTTCACCTCGAATAAATTTAATTATGTCCTGATCTGATAAATATCCAATAGGAGTTTCATAATGAAATGCTACATGTAAGCGTTGAGGTGCAGACACTCTTCCTGCATAGTCAGGGTTTGTAACCCCATAATGCGAGTAGCCTCCAAAGGCAAGCAAAGGGAATACTTCACCTAAAAGATTAATCATTAACTTCCGGTCTTTATCATTGAAAATTTGAAGTTGATGATTTCTTTCATTCTCGAATGTTTTGACTATTTCTTCCGGCTTTTCTAACAAAAGTCCATCATTGGTAAATCTCTTTCCAATATATGCTTCAGGATTGTTTTTTATGTGTTCATATAGGCTGTTTGATTTTATTGCTATTAATGATAAAGCAAACAGATCAGAAAAACATACCTGACCTTCTACTTGTTCTAAAATAAATCTCAAATGGTTAAAAAGTTTTTTTATTTCCCTTGGGTTCTTAATTAAGTGTTTGAAGTAATTGTGAAATATCCAGCTTAAGCGTTCTTGATCATTTTCAAAATTTTCTGTGAGATTTTTTTCGCTAAGGTTAGAGAATTCAATTTCTGCAAGCTCGGTTATACTACTCTCTGAAATAACTGGGAGTGGTACCCGTAATTGAACAATTTTATTGATATAATGTGCGGAGTTTTCTATGCCATTTTTTTTAAGTACTTCAGTTAGATAATTCGGATCAAATGCAAGCAGGAATGAAGTGCCAGGGAAGTCCGCTACTGCTTTAACCAATCTTAACACCTGAAATGTCTCAGTCGGTGTTAATCTATCAATGTCATCGATAATTATAATGATTGGATAAGGAAGTTTTTGTATTTCTTTAGATACTTTCTTTTTTTTACCTAAAAGATCTAACTCCTTCAAGTCTTCGGTTTTTTTTGTAGCGCTTGATAATTTTGAAAATACTTTATCTAGTATAGATGCCCACGGTTCAGTTCCAGGGACAAGTTTTGCAATATTAAATAAACTTGCATATTTTACCAACTCTTTCGAGACTTTAAGTGCTAAGGATGTTTTATCCTTAAGGTTTAACTGTGCTGAGAAACTGACCAGAAAATCTTGTATTAAAGATTCGGGATTGCCAGCTAACCAAGGGTTATATTCAATGATTGCGGGGTAAGTCTCCTTTTCCTGTAATGCACCTTTAATTAAATTAATTACTGATGTTTTGCCATTTCCCCATTCTCCCTCTAATGAGACAGTAAGACATTCATCTTCACAATTGAGTAGAAGTACATTTGCTAGTGCGTTGGCAAAACTGAGTCTATTTAGAAGGTCGGGATCATCAATTCCGCCATAAATGGGGTTATCGTTATGATATTTGCTCATATTTGTCTCTTCGAACAAGAATTTAAAGTTGAATTTTTGTGATAATTGATAAATCAAATGGTAATTTAAGTCAAGAGAAATTCAAATCAGGAAGTATTTCAGACGTCTGGTTCATGCGCATGATGAAAAAACGTTCCTAAAGCAAACATCTCATTGTTTGCTGTTACCAAACCCAGAAGATAAAAAGCCCCAAAAGGGGCTTGGCAGTTATGGCTTCTTAGGTGGTGGCGCTGGTTGCGTAACTTGCTTAGGTGGCTTGTAACCTTCGTTAAGAGGCTGAGATTTAGGTTGATAACCGTAGTCATTTTCTTTCGGACGGTAACCTTCATTTTTGAATTTTTCGTTATTTGTCATGTGATTTCCTTTTTAAAAATGATAGTTCAAGGTTTCTTCGGCGGGGGTGCTGGTTGTGATGTCTGCTTAAGCGGTTTATATCCACTATTTACATCTTGTTTTGGTTGGTAGCCTTTATTGTTGGGCTGATAACCATCTTGAGCTATAGGTTTCTTAGTTTCACTCATTATTATCTCCTTCTTGACTATTTTCACTAGGGTTAGTGAATCTGAAAAATTCAATGTGCTCAATATCTTTTGAAAGAATCAAAATGCCAAGGGTATCTGTTCTTGCCCTTTCAAACCCCCCATCTGCGTTGATCACCCAATTTTCTTCAAGGTATAGCTGCTCTGGATTAGGAGAGCTTGATGAAAATGAGTCAGCAGAATATTTGCCAGCTATTTTATTTCCATCTTTAAGAGTAACTATAACCCATGATGACATTCTTAGACCGAAATAATAATCCCAGGCCCGTCCTGTAGGATGTGGAAGCAAATTACATAGCCACTTCCACGATCGCATCCATACAAATAATAAAGTCAAGATGATAGGGCTAACAAAGAGAACACACAAATAGAAAAGCATGTAAGAGATTAAATGAGTGGCACCATATTGCGATTTTTCAAATAAATATATAGGTATTAGCCATATAGCATAATTGATGCAACTATATGTTACAACCTCAATAATTGTCTTAGACGTATCAAGTTGAACATTGGGATGTAGTACACTGTACAGCTTCATACTTAGAAAACCCGGAATAACGAAGGCTATGAAAATGACCAATTTATTTGTATCCCAAATATCCATGTATTTCTTTCCTTACACAATAATTCCATAAATAGATTATGCCACTTATCACTTACCAGAAGTATGAAGATTATCACCATCTTCATAGAATTTTTACTCTAGCGGAGCCCCAAGGGTGGTGTAGTTGCTACCAGTTGGTTCAACAATTCGTGCTGTTATGCCGTTGAACAAACTAACACATCGGAGTGCTGTTTATGCATACAGTTAAAACGGCGGAGGCATTCATGAAAGCTGAATTAACCATTGATCGCACTAAAGAACTTCCTAGGGCGCGGTTTCAGCACTGGAAAAAGAACTGTTAAATCGGCTCCAGAATCAGTTCGATGAGTGCTGTCTGGTAATAAGGCGTGCAGGCTCCGATGGGTTAAGAGTTTACGGTAGTGAAAAAGAAGCTTAGAAAAAGGTTGAGGATATCCTCCAGCAGATCTGGGAAAGCGCAGAGGACTGGTTTTATTGATACAGCATGCAGAAATTTTCCAGTTTTGGAGGGGGAGATTGGTGAAACAAAAAGAAGAATTACCGAGCAAGGGCTACGTAGTCATCAGATTCCACGATGGAGTTATCGTAGCAAGACTGCACTCATTTCCTGATAGGGGGTGTGCACTCATGTACCGACGCGGGGGTGAACTGTCATTCATGCCGTTACAGGATGATGAGATGGTAGGAACACCGACACTCCTTACGCAAATACTTGAACGCGCAGGGTTTCGAGTCGCAGAAAACCAAAGTATGAGTCATCTCATTTAATATTTCCCGCGCCTATCTATAAATTAGGCGCGAGAAATGAAACTTATAACTTGCTATATAATTATCGCAGCATGCGTTTAAATATCTTCGATTAAATCTTCTGCCCCAGGTTCTTTCTTTTTTAAAGCATTCCTTATATTATCCATAATCATTGTTCTATTAATGTTTGGTAATCCCCTCGTTGCATTTTCTGTAAGTTCTATGTGAGGAACTCCATTTACTAAGTGATTTCTGAAAATACCCGGATAAAGATTTGATAGATTAGTTATTTGAGAAGCTAAAGTATTTTTTAACTCATTTAGATTATCAAAATCTGTTTGGAGCTTGCCTATTTCTTCCTCAAGCTTTAGAATGCTATGGCTTGCTTGCATACGTTCATAATCAAGTTCTTTGATAGTGGAGTTTAAGTCTATATTTAATTCAGACAATTTTTTGCGAGCACTCTCACTTTGTTCTAATGAATCTTTTTCTGAGCGAAGTTGGGCTTTCAAGCTACTTTCTTCTGCTTTGCTATCATTTAATTTGACTTGCAATTCTTTGACTTCTATCTCTAAAGATAGCACTAACTCATGCAGTCTTTTATTATCGGCTTTAATTAATGAGATGCTTTCTTCTATATACCGTTCTTCCTTTTTATCAGCAAGTTTTTTTCTTGCTTCGATCTCTGCAATTGATTGCTGAAGTTCTGCTACTCTAATTTTAGATGATAAAGTTAACTCAATTGTTTCCGAGTTGGGTTTATCTTGAATTTTAGTAATTGCTTTATTTATTTGCGGTAACAAAAAAGCTATCAATGCAGAGGTGCAAAGTGGTGCTGATAAATAATTCCAAACATCAAAATTACTATTTATAAACTTCAATCTTTCTTCAATACTATTCTTGCTGAAAAATAGAATGGCAAGCATTTGCCAGTTAAATCCAATCCATGAAAAGACAAAGGCCCCAAGAAAAGGGCTCTTTACCCTTTCTAGCGAGGTTTGACGAAAGGAGGCAAAAATATCCCGTAGAAAATCTAACATTATTAATTCCTTAGCGAGCGCGGTTGTAGTGGTCTTATCGGCAAAAGAACTTTTTTAAATAATACTATGCATAGGTGCATCGACAAAGTATTTTCATCATTAATGACATTAACAAGATTACCATGATAATATGAGTTCATAGGCCTGAACGCCCTATACCTGATGCGCCACGGAGAGAACCATGGCGCTAGAATTACAACTTATCAAACACCACTCAGGAATACTGATCCCGGCTACGCCCGAGACCAGCGATATCCTGCAATCTAAAACCCGGCTCGGCGATGTTCTTGTTGCCGAGTTCAGGCGTGTACGAAACCCGGCATTTCACCGGCGCTTTTTCGCGCTTCTCAATCTCGGTTTTGAATACTGGGAACCAACCGGCGGGGCTATCTCTAGCAACGAGCGGAAGCTGATCACCGGCTACGCCAAGTTCCTGGCTTCTTATGGCGGTAATGAGGGGGCGCTGATTGATGCTGCTGAGCAGTACCTTGAGCAGGTTGCATACCGCCGGGTCACAAATGGCATTAGCCTTTGCAAATCCTTTGATGCTTACCGCTCATGGGTAATCGTCGAGGCAGGGCACTTTGATGCCATTCAGCTGCCTGACGGAACACTCAAAAAGCATCCTCGAAGCATCTCGTTTGCCATCATGGACGAACTCGAGTTTCAGCAGCTCTATAAAGCTGCGCTCAATGTTCTTTGGCGATGGGTCCTGTCCCGTTCATTCCGCAGTCGCGATGAGGCCGAAAATGTGGCCGCGCAGTTGCTTGGCTTTGCGGGGTGATGGACATGAAATATACCTGGTTCCATCATACCGATTGCAAAACCCAGCAGGCCGAACAACTCATGGCGGAATACCAGCGCCGCGGCGTGAAGGTAGAGCGCACCCTGAACTCCGATTATCTCACCTGGACCGTCAGCGCGAAATTACCAGAGTACAAATGTCCCCCACGAACCCCGAGAACTCTACGCCAAAAGGTCTGGGGGTAATCATGGCTATTTATCGAAGCAAAAAGTGGTTAGCCGCCGTTGGTCAGATTGAACGGTGTGTTCTTTGCGGCGCGTGGGGATCGCAGGTTGCTCACCGTAATGAGGAAAAAGGCATGGGTTTAAAAACAGATGACTGTGCGACAGCTGCACTCTGCGCTTGCTGCCATGACAGTATCGATAACGGGAAGGATCTCACCCGGGACGAACGCCGACAGCTGATGGACCGCGCGATTGTTCTGACAGTGATTGAAGTTGCCCGCCGCGGGCTGGTGGTGCCCGCATGAAAATCTACGATATTACGCCGATTGGCAAACCCCGAATGACTCAGCGAGACCGCTGGCACAAACGCCCAGCCACAGCTGCATATTGGGCTTACAAAGAACAGGTCAGGTTGCTGGGCGTCCGTCTGCCGGAGTCTGGATATCACGTCACGTTCGTGATCCCCATGCCAAAGAGCTGGAGCAAGACAAAGCGGGCGCAATATGTCGGCCAGCCTCATCAACAAAAGCCGGACAAAGACAACCTGGAAAAAGCTTTGCTGGATGCAGTGTTTGACGAGGATAGCCATGTTTGGGACGGACGGGTTACCAAAATCTGGGGAGAAACAGGGCAAATCATTATCGAGGAGGCCAGATGAAGCCAGAAACGCTTGAGATACTACGCGCGCGCTGGCAGCGCCTTCGTATTTACCGCTACCGGGGATCGGTGCTGGTGGATTACCGCATTCTTCGTAATTTTGTTCGTATCTATCATTCAGCAGGAGCAGCCTAATGAACCTCGAAAACACCGTGAAATACCACTTCGCCAAGTCGACGCTTATTAGCGACTCTCCGCGCGCCACAGGTTCAGATTCGCTGACCGGGACGGATATCATGGCCGCTATGGGCATGACGCAGGAACGGGCAGCCTTGGGTTACAGCGCCTTTCTCGGGAAGATGGGCATCAGCAACAATGACCGGGAGAGGGCGATCGAACTGCTGGCTCAGTACGCGCTGACCCGGTGCGATCGGGTGGCGGTATTACGGAAGCTTGACGCAGAGATTAAACCACTGGTAATGCATCAGTTGGCCAGCTTCGCGTTCGAGGACTATTCCCGTAGCGCCGCCAGCGTGAAGCAATGCGATGGCTGCAAAGGGGCAGGGTTTATTGACTCTGAGGTTTTCAGCATGAAGTCCCACACGCCGGCAAAAGAGAAGAAGTTCGCGAATATGTCTTTGCACATGGGTGTCGAAAATATTCGCCCTTCCGAGTATGAGGTACGGAGGCAGGTCAGGGAGGTAGCGCGCGTTCACTGCCCTCAGTGTAAGGGTAAGAAGGTAGTTAGTTGTGCCTGTAGAGATTGCCATGGACGCGGGAAAGCCGTTAATCAGGCTCTTACAGAACAGCAGGGCGTTCCGGTTCTGGCAGACTGTAAGCGCTGCAGTGGTCGTGGGTATGAGCGTATCCCGTCAACTGAGGCTTACGCTGCGGTGTGTCAGATAACGGATGCAATAAGCCTCGATACCTGGAAGAAGTCAGTTAAGCCATTTTACGATCAGCTAATCACCAAGTTTGATATCGAAGAGGCTTGGGCTGATGCGCAACTCAAGCAGATAACAAAATAGGGCGTGAATTTATCGTGAGCTATTTACTTTTCCCGAATCTGTGGTAATTTTGCTCTAACGATGGGTTATTGCCTTCGTTTAAAGCCCTGCGGTTAACCCCGTGGGGCTTTTTGCTTAATAGCGATTTAAGAATTTCTAAAACCATCACTATTCATTGCCTCTTATACTTTCTATATCGGAGAGGGGAGGAATAATGAGAGAAGGCTATTACTGGATTCAGTACAATGGTAGCAGGCAGATCGCTTACTACGTGCACGAAAAAATCGACGATTTAGAGTCGGGTGAAACTATTTACGGCGCATGGTATGTGACTCGTGGAGATGATCTCGCCAACAATGGAGAGGTCGAAGTGCTAAGCGAACGTATTGAAGAGCCAAAGCTGTAACAGGATAAAAATTAAGTGAAGCCTCGTTACTGTGCGAGGCTTTTAGTATCCATGGAAGAAGTAGCGAATCTTTAATCCTATAAACTTCAACACTGGCCAGACATAATGCTGGATTAAATATAGGACAGGTGGAACAATCAATGTCGCACCAGTTGCGCAGAGTGCGTATATCGCCGAGTCCTTTGCGATTAATGAGTAATTTAGGTTAAGTGTTTCAAGATTAATTGCATTGGCTGTACTCGAACCTACAAATCCAGAGCCAAAAACAACCAGAAACACATAAAGTGATGCTGTTATGAGCTTTAAAATTAGCCGAATGTATTTCACGATGGACACCTGCTGATTGATGTCATCTTTTTACACAAATATCATCTGTTTAGCTAGGTTATAGGTCGCTTGGTTCTAAATAATACCCTGCTCATTGCCTGACCCTCACATTGCCAGCCTGTCGCTGGCTTTTTCATTTCAGGCTCCTAGAACCATCATCGACACGCCTTCTTGTTAATCGTCCCGACGGACTTACCCTTTTCAAACACACAGCACCCGCTAACTACGCGAGGTGAGAGCATGTATCGCATGGACAAATTAACTACTGGTATCTCCTATGGCGCATCGGGGGGTAGTGCCATTTACTGGTTCAGAAGACTTCTTGACGGTTACTCACCCGAACAATGGGCCGCTATAGGTGTGATCGGTAGTTTACTGTTTGGCTTACTCACCTTTCTTACCAACCTCTATTTCCAAATCAAAGCGGATCGCCGCAAAGCTGCCCGGGGTGAATGATGTCGAATAAAGCAAAGCTCAGTGCAGCAGTGCTGACACTAATCGCGTCAGGTGCATCTGCACCACTCATTTTCGACCAATTCATCAGCGAGAAAGAAGGCAATGCGCTGGTGGCCGTTGTTGATCCGGGTGGGGTCTGGTCTTTATGTCACGGCGTGACCGTTATCGATGGCAGGCGTGTTGTTAAAGGCATGACGGCCACTGAGGAGCAATGCCGGAAGGTTAACGCTATTGAACGCGATAAGGCATTAGCTTGGGTTGATCGCAATATCAAAGTGCCTCTGACAGAACCACAGAAGGTGGGTATCGCATCCTTCTGCCCGTATAACATCGGCCCCGGTAAATGCTTCCCGTCCACGTTCTATAAGCGCATCAATGCCGGTGACCGCCATGGGGCATGCGAGGCAATTCGCTGGTGGATTAGAGACGGTGGCCGCGACTGCCGCCTGACTAAAGGCCAGAAGAACGGCTGCTACGGTCAGGTAGAACGGCGAGACCAGGAAAGCGCGCTGGCGTGCTGGGGGATAGACCAGTGAAATTTAATCTTTTACCAATCGCGGTTGTGGTTATTGCTGGTCTGTCAGTCGCTCTCGTTAAGAGCTGCTCAGACACCAGTAGCCTTCAGAGCGATAACGACGTTCTGCGGAGTGACAACTCTTTGCAGGGGCAGGTGATCGCTACCCAAGCCTTCAACTTCAATCGATTCAATCAGGTTTCGGAGCATGCCAATAGGCTTAACTCCCTTATCGACACCAGAACCGAAGAAACCGTAATCGAATACCGGGAGATTCTCCGCCGTGAAAAAACCTGTGATCTTCCTGTTCCTGCTGACATTGCTGGTGGGCTGCTCGAATACGCGTACCGTTTACGTTCCAGCGCAATGCACGCCGATACCCACGGATCTGACGCAGCCGATGATGGTACCGCTGCCTCCAGCTCAATAACATACTGCCAGGCAGTGCTCTGGATTAAGCCTCTGCTGGCCGTGATTGAGAAGGGGAACAATAATCTGGCTGGTATAAGACAGATAGAGCTGGAAAGGAAAAACTAGGGATGGCTCGTCCTTGAGCACACGGGTATTTCTGAACGACGGCTTTACCTGACATAGCAAAGCACCTTTAAATTCTAGAAAAGACTCAATATTTAACAAGCGAACCGCATCAATCCCAAAAAAAAGCCCCCACAAGGAGGGCTAGGGGAGTCTCAGTTTCACATGCTCTTCTTATGGATGTTTCCCTGGAGTTGGCATTCTCCTCATCAGAGTCATGAATAGCCTGGCCGCAACCAAGAGATCAACAAGCGCAAGCGGTTGTAATAGGAATAGCCTCAGGCTGTTGGTGAAAATTATTTTCTCGAATAGTAGATGACTATTGGTATATCCCCATAAAAAATAACCAAATATTTGACGCGGTTAATTGAGTTTTCGAACTGATGATTTACTGCGTTGAGCTATACTCTTGGTTGGGTAAAAGAATGGGAGCGTGTTATGAATATTCATCTACGTAGTACCAAAGCAGGTAAAGTCATGACTCAGGAGGAATGGCTACACTCGTTAAATGAATGGGAAGATGAAGGAGGCGCTCCTGGTCATGCTGATGAATTCATAGAAGTTTATAAGAATGATGAAGAAAATGAGGAAACTGTTCCACTTTCTGGTGGTAAAGCTCGGCATATGAAGTCTTAAGAAAAAACATAACTATGGTGGTTCTTTCTTAGGACCAATTGAATGCTGTTTAGTTTAGGAGATGCAAAATTTTAGGGTGCGGCCAATATTTTTCCTCCCTGAGTGGATGCTCTATTTGTAATTTATTTGTAAGTATATCATTTAATATGCCCGGTATTTAATGACATGGGGTCGAGATATTTTTAGTAACATCAAATGTGTGATTTATTTTCTATATTGCTACTATAATAAACATACAGCAATTTGCTGTCATTATCACTGGAGTTACCCATGAAAGCTAAACATATGAACATCTCTAATGAGCGGTCCCAGGACAGGAATAATGGGAAAGAAAAAGGGAAAGATCGAAACAATGATGAACAGGATAAAAAATCGGCCAAAAGAGATCAGAAATAAAAAGTACATGAATTATTAAGGAGTATATATGTCCGGACGTCCTGATTTTGATGATCCTGCCCCTGATTTAGAACCTTCCCCTCAAGAGGAACCGCTTGACCTTCCTGGAGAGGGACAACCATCAAGTCCACTTGAACCCGATGATAAAAGAGATTTACAGAATTAGCATACAATAATTAAACCGCCTAAGGGCGGTTTAATATGATGATTATTTATTGGTCATCTCAGCGCCTAGTTGAATGAATAAATACGTATTTTAAGAAGGGTTTTGACGTTTGGGTTGAATGCTTATTATTATCTACGCCCCAATAAAAAACCTAATGCAAAAGCTACACTGGTTAATATGGCAATGCATGTTCGAGGGTTTGATTTTATTTTTGATTTTATATCGTCAGAGTGGCCGCGTATGGCATCATTGGTTTGTGCTGCGTATTTTTTTGCGGTTTCTATTACAGGATGTTCTGATGGATTAATTGCTCCCCCAAAACTGCCTTCCATATCACCAAGTTTCTCTTGGTTTTTATCTGCGGATTTAGTGAACATATATACTCCTGGGATTGTGTGGTGTATTAATCATAGCAGAAAATAAATATTTTACTGTAAAGGTGTGCAAGTAACACCTTTATAGACTTTACCATGTCTTAAATAGTGTTTTTTTAGTTCCTTTTGTTATATGATATTTTAGTGGGTATATACATATAGGGGAGTGGCGCATATTTGCCATAATGTCATGAATCATCTATACATAAGTATCTGATTCGCTCATTAACGATTTGTGTTTGATTGAGTGTTAATGAGTTATTTATAGGAGGTAAAATGAATTCTGATAACATCAAGAATGAAATCGAAAAAGAGATTTCGTCTTTCATCTCAAAAAAAATGGTTGAGTTGAGAAAAAAAACAGGGAAGGAAGTCTCTGATGTTGAGTTTATTCCTATAGAAACTATGTCTGGCCTCCAGGGTTATAGTATCAAAATCAAGCTTATTTAAGGTTTGCAGTAAGTACTCGGCACCACAACAATCCTAAGTCACTGGCATTGGCTGGTGGCTTTTTTATTGGAGTAAACAATGGCAAAACCGGACTGGGGCGAGCTTCAGCAACGGTTCCTGTCCGACCATGCCGCAACCGGCGTATCACCAAAGGAATGGTGTAAAGCGCAGGGACTGAATTACGCTACTGCCCGCCGATACATCAAGAAACCCTTTGCGCAAATTGCGCAAAAATCTGCGCAGCAAAAATTGCGTGCTGCGCAGAAGGATAAAAGCGCCGATGAGCTGGTGGATGATGATGGGTTAACGACACAGCAAAGACGCTTTGTCGCAGAATACCTGAAGGATGGCAATGCCACACAGGCAGCTATCCGGGCTGGCTACAGCAAAAAATCAGCTGAACAAATCGGCTATCAACTCCTTCAGAAAACTTCAGTTGCGCAAGCCATTGCGCAGCAGCAGAAGGCATCTATTGCGCGTACGCTTGGCAGTGCCGATGAAGTCCTCGCGCAGATGTGGCAGCTCGCCACTTTCGATGCAAATCAGCTTTCACAGTATCGTCGCGGCGCGTGTCGTTACTGCTGGGGCTTCGGTCACCACTACCAGTGGCGCGATATAGTTGAGTTCGAAGAAGAGACGGCAAAGGCCGAGGGCAGAGACGGTGCACGACTGCCGGAAGACACTGGCGGTTACGGTTACGACCACAACAAAGAGCCAAACCCACAATGCCCACGCTGCAACGGTGACGGCATAGGACAGCCTTACTTCCCCGATACACGCAAACTCCCCGCGGTTTCCCGGCTCGCTTATTCAGGTGTGAAGGTCGGCAAGAATGGCGTTGAAATCACTGCTATCAGCCGTGAGCGCATGTTCGAAGCGGTAATGAAGCGTCTTGGCCTGGCTGATAGCGAGTTCGCGCAGCGCCTGCAGCAGATTGAAATCGAACGCCGGCAACTGGAGGTGGAAAAACTCCGCAAGGAGTTGGCGGGTGATGGTGAAGACGACGAACCAATGCCAGTGCAGATCAATATCAACGTAGTGGATGCGAGGGCAGACGATGGGGATCAGCCCGACACTTAATATTCCTCAGGCGCGCTTCCTCGCGATGAAGCACAAGTTTAAAGCCTACGTTGCCGGGTTCGGTTCCGGTAAAACGTGGGTGGGTTGTGGCGGCATCTGCAAAGGGATGTGGGAACACCCGAAGATTAACCAGGGCTATTTCGCGCCGACGTACCCACAAATCCGCGACATCTTCTACCCGACGATTGAAGAGGTGGCCTTTGACTGGGGGTTGAGCGTCAAAATCAATGAGGGGAACAAAGAGGTTCACTTCTACGAGGGGCGACGGTACCGCGGGACAACAATTTGCCGTTCGATGGAGAAACCTGGCTCTATAGTCGGTTTCAAAATCGGTAATGCGATGGTGGATGAGCTGGACGTCATGGCGGCTGCCAAAGCGCAGCAGGCGTGGCGAAAAATCATAGCCCGTATGCGTTATAAGGTTGATGGGCTGCGTAACGGTATTGACGTCACGACCACGCCGGAAGGGTTTAAATTCGTCTACCAGCAGTTCGTGAAGGCGGTGCGTGAAAAACCAGAGCTCTCGGCCCTGTACGGTCTGATACAGGCCAGCACGTTCGACAATGCGAAGAATCTACCACCTGATTACATCCCGTCGCTGCTGAGCTCTTACCCCGACGAACTGATTCAGGCCTATCTTCGCGGCAAGTTCACCAACCTCAACAGCGGGACCATTTACCACACGTTCAACCGCAAGCTGAATAACTGTTCTGACGAGATTCAGGATGGGGATCCGCTGTTCATCGGTATGGACTTCAACGTGGGAAAAATGGCCGCGATTGTTCACGTAAAGCGTAACGGCCTACCGCGCGCGGTTCGTGAACTGGTGAAGGTCTATGATACCCCGGCGATGATTAAGCGCATCCAGGAAGAGTTCTGGCGATATGAGGATGGGCGTTATGTGAAGAGCCGGGAGATTTACATCTACCCGGATGCCTCAGGCGACTCCCGCAAATCCCAGAACGCCAGCAAGACCGATATTGCCCAGCTTAACGATGCCGGATTCAGCGTCATCGTTGATGATGCAAACCCGCCGGTTAAAGACCGTATTAACTCGATGAACGCCATGTTCTGCAACGCTAACGGCGAGCGCAGCTACCTGGTGAACGTCCAGAACTGCCCGGTTTACACCGAGAGCCTCGAGCAGCAAATCTGGGCGGCCAATGGCGAACCGGACAAATCAGCTGATAACGATCACCCCAATGATGCTGGTGGGTACTTCATCGTGAAGGATTACCCGATCGTGAAACCGGCATACTCAATCACCATGGATACTACTTTCTGATATGGCAAACGACGACATCACCTGGGTTCGACCAGAACACCGGGCGGCTTCTGCTGCCTGGCGGAAATACAGGGACTTCTGCAAAGGAGCTGAGGCCGTAAAAGCGGCGGGTAATAAGTATCTGCCTTATCTCGACCCAACCGATAAATCTACACGCAATCGCAAGCGCAATGAGGACTATCTAAGCCGTGCGGTGTTCTACGCCATTGCCGGTAATACGAAGATCGGCATGCTTGGGATGGCGTATCGCAAGGACCCCACGTTTAACGGCCCGGAGAAGCTCAAATATCTGTTAGACAATGCTGACGGGGCCGGCACCAGTATTTACCAGCAGTCGCAGCTGGTTACTGAGAACGTGCTGGAGGTGGCACGAGAGGGGCTTTATGTTGACTACGCAGAAGCATCCGATGAGGCGATCATCCTCCGCTATCCGGCAGAGAACATTATCAACTGGCGAACAAAGCGAATTAACGGACGCGATCAGCTGGTGCTGGTGGTACTGCGCGAATGCGTAGAAGAGCCAGATGGTTACGCGTACAAGGATGAAATCCAGTACCGCGAGCTGGCGCTGGAAGAAGAGCGGTTCATCTGCCGGGTATGGCGCAGGGCTGGTGGCACAGCAAGCGGAACCTACACCGTTGACAGCGAGTACCACCCTAAGCCGAAAGGGAAGGAATACTGGGATGAAATCCCGTTCACCTTTGTCGGCGCCCAGAACAACGATCCCACTATTGATGACTCTCCGCTGGCTGCGCTGGTGGAGATAAACCATGGTCATTACCGAAACAGCGCTGACTATGAAGACAGCGTATGGTTCTGTGGTCAGGTGCAGCCGTACATGACCGGGCTTGATACCAACTGGCGCGATCACCTCGAGAAGAAGGGCGTGAAAATTGGTTCCCGATCACCGCTTTTACTTCCCAGGGAGGGCTCGTTTGGCTATGCCCAGGCGCAGCCGAACATGCTGGCTAAAGAGGCCATGGACAGTAAGCGCGATTACATGGTGCAGCTGGGCGCCCGACTGATTGAGCAGAACGCCACGGCGAAGACGGCAACCCAGGCGAGCGGTGAGCAAACATCCTCAACATCAGTGCTCGGTATTTGCGTCTCAAACGTTTCCGAGGCCTACACGCTGGCGCTTGGCTGGTGTGCGAAATACCTCGGCGTTAAGGGCGAAACGACGAGTTACACCATCAATCAGGAATTCATCGCGAAGGTTGCTGAGTCTGGCATGGTGACGGCAATCGTCAACGCCTGGCAGTCCGGCGCGCTGCGCGATAGCGATATGATTCGCGCACTTCAGAAGCTTGACCTCATTGACCCGGCCGACAGCCCGGACGAGGTTATTGATGCGCTTCGCAATCAGGCACCAACGTTGACGGGAGGCTGATATGCCCACCATCAACGAAAGCCTGCGTGATGAATCGATCGCACATTCTGTCTGGTTAAGCCGCTATGCCACTGGCGTGGCAAACCGGATGGTGAAGTTGCTTAACAAGACGGACGCGGACCTGTCAGCACGCCTGCTCGATGCGCTGGATAGATTGCCGCCGGAGAGCTTCACCGTTAACCGTTTGCAGAGTTTACTGGGCAGCGTGCGCGATCTTAACCATCAGGCCGTAGCATCCATGCAGGCAGGGCTCGAGAGTGAGCTGGTGGCGCTGGCAAGGAACGAAGCCAGTTATCAGTTGAGCCTGTTCGATTCCCTTCTGCCATCTCAGGTGTTGTCCCGGTATCCGCTACAGGGCGTTACCGCCGACATGGTGTATGCCGCAGCAATGGCGCAACCCTTTCAGGGGCGATTGCTAAGTGAGTGGGCGGAGAATCTGGAATCGGACAGGCTGGCACGGATCGTGAACGTTGTCCGCAGGGGGTATCTTACCGGCGACACGGTAGAAACAATCGCGCGCAGTGTTCGCGGCCACGCCAACAAAGACTATCGCGACGGCGCGCTGCAGATGAGCAGGGCAAACGCTGCCAGCATCGCTAAAACAGCCGTGAATCATCTGGCTGCCACAGCACGCAACAGCTTCACCAGTGCTAATAGCGATATCGTGAAAGGTAAGCAGTGGCTGTCTACGCTGGACAATAAAACCAGCCACGACTGCATTATTCGTGACCTGCTGCGCTACAGCCTGGATAACAAACCGGTCGGGCATAAGGTGCCTTACCTGCAGGGTCCCGGGAAGATTCATTTCTGCTGTCGTTCTACTGAAACCCTGATTCTCAAGTCGTGGCGCGAACTCGGCATCGATATCGACGAGATGGACGAGGGGACTCGTGCCAGCATGGATGGACAGGTACCGGGGAAAACATCATATCTGGAATGGCTCGCACGCCAGCCGGCACAACGCCAGGATCAGGTTCTGGGTGCCGAGCGTGGCCGTTTGTTCCGCGCGGGTGAAATCGACCTGGCTGATATGTTCACTGACAAAGGCGAATGGATCAGCCTGGAACGTCTGAAGCAGCTCTCAGGCACAGACAACTAACAATCACATCTTACTCCACGCCCTGGCATCTGCCGGGGCTTTTTTATGGGCGAGGCCCGGCAAAATCCCGAGGGGAAATTATGTTAATTCGAAACATGCTTCTGAAATTTTACGCACCTGAAAGCGGCGGTGAAGGTGGCGGTGGCGGTGGTATCGAAATCACTCCTGAAATCCAGAAGCTGATTGATGAGCGCGTGACCAGCGAAGTCACTGGCCTCAAAACGAAAAATAGCGAACTGCTAGGCACCATTAAACAGCAGAAAGAAAACCTGTCTCGCTTTGATGGTATCGATCCTGATGCAGTGCGCGGGATCCTCCAGCGTTTTTCCGACGACGAAGAGGCCAAGCTGATTGCCGCCGGAAAAATCGATGAGGTGCTCGATAAGCGCACCGAGCGTCTGCGTGCTGACGTCGATAAGCAAATCAAAGCCGCAAATGAACGCGCGGACAAAGCCGAAGCGTTCTCCAACAAATTCCGGGATCGAGTTCTGGGCGATGCAATCCGTGCAGCAGCGTCAAAAGCTGGTGCTCTGCCGGAAGCATCTGACGATCTGATTCTGCGTGCCAAAGGCACATTCCAGCTCAACGACGAAGGCGAGGCCGTAGCAGTTGATGCAAATGGCGATGTTCTGTTCGGTAAAGACGGCAAAACCCCACTGAGTCCACTCGAATGGGCGGAGTCTCTCAAGGAGACGGCTCCGCATCTGTTCCCTCGTGCAGAAGGCACTGGCGCGGGCGGACACAAACCAAACGGTGGTGGCAGCCTCAAACGTTCCGAAATGAGCGCCAGCGACAAAGCGGACTACATCCGCAAGCATGGCCAACAGGCCTTCCTCAAACTTCCGAAATAAGGGATTAACCCATGTCTACCACTGTTAATAGTGACCTGATTATTTATGACGATCTGGCGCAGACCGCTTTCCTCGAGCGCCGCCAGGACAACCTGGCAATTTTCAACGCGTCCTCCAACGGAGCGATCCTTCTGGATAACGAGCTGATTGAAGGCGATTTCCGCAAGCGAGCGTTCTACAAGGTGGGCGGCTCTATTGAATCGCGCAATGTGAACTCTGTCGATAAAGTCACAGGTAAAAAAATCGGTGCCGGTGAAGCGATATCCGTTAAAGCACCGTGGAAATACGGCCCGTATGAAACCACGGAAGAGGCCTTTAAACGCCGTGGCCGCTCCGTTGATGAGTTCTCCGAAGTGATCGGCGTTGATGTCGCAGATGCCACGCTGGAAGGCTACGTGAAATACGGCCTGAAAGCGCTGACTGCGGCGATTGGCGCTAACGCGGACATGGTGGTCACCGCCGATATCGAAACTGACGGCAAGAAGACCCTGACGCGCGGCCTGCGCAAATACGGGGACAAGTTTAACCGCGTGGTCCTGTTCGTGATGCACTCTGCGACTTACTTCGACATTGTTGATGAGGCGATTGCCAACAAAATCTACGAAGAGGCGGGCGTGGTGGTTTACGGCGGGCAGCCAGGCACCCTGGGTAAACCTGTGCTGGTGACCGACACCATGGACGCTGATGCGATCCTTGGGCTGGTATCTGGAGCGGTTACCGTCACCGAGTCTCAGGCGCCGGGCTTCCGTTCCTACGATATCAACGATCAGGAAAACCTTGCGGTTGGCTATCGCGCTGAAGGCGTGGTGAACGTTGATCTGCTGGGCTACAGCTGGGATACCGCCAAAGGTGATAACCCTGACCTGACCGCCATCGGCACTGCAGGCAACTGGAAGAAACACTTCACCAGCAACAAATCTACGGCAGGCGTGCTGATTAAACTGGAATCCGCGGTGGGGGAGTAACGCTGTCAGCGGATAAAACCTCCGCAACTGCTGACAGCACAGACGCGGTAACTGTTTCTCTGAAGTACACGCTGAATGGCTCCGGTGTATCCGGTAAAACCGTCGCGTGGACGTCCACAGGTGGCACGCTTAGCACGGCCAGTTCTCAGACTGGATCAGCTGGTGGTGCAACGGTGAAACTCACATCAGACGTTGCTGGCACCTTCACGGTAACCGGCACGGTTGAAGGAGTGGCGAAAACCACTGATGAGATCACCTTCACTGCTCCTTCCGGGGAATAACGAATGGGGCGAAAGCCCCATAAACAGGATGATTCGATGGTCAATACCGATATCACCTCTCCTGATGCCAACAGCTACGCCAGTGAAGAGGATCTTGCCTCATTTGCGGAAATACGCGGCATTGAACTGCCTGACAAGCTCACACCTTTGTTGATTAAGGCCATGGATTACCTGGAAGGTCTGGACTGGGTTGGCTCAAAAGCTGACCCGAGACAGGCTCTGGCGTGGCCACGCGTGAATGTCGTTCTGGATGAACATGATTTCCCGCCGGATGAAGTTCCACGGCAGGTTATAACCGCGCAGTGCATGCTGGCGGTAGAGGCAATTGACGGCGATTTACTCTCCAGCGTGCGCGAAGCCGCTGTGAAAACTGAACGTGTGGAAGGTGCTGTCACGATGACCTATGCGGTCGCAGATGGTGAAGTCTTCACGCCGTCCTATCCTGCTGTCATGGCGCTGCTGGGCGACCTCGCTGGTGGTCGTGGTTACGCCATCAATGCATTTGCAGAGAGGGCCTGATATGGCGATTGATTACCAACGTATGCAGGCCAGAACGACCCGCATGCTCAGGCAGAACGGCGCGACGTACAACGTCACCCGCAAGGGTTCGGTAACGGTTATCGGCGGCATTGAGCATAAAACTGAAGCGGTCCGTTTTACTGCTGTGGGCGTGAAGACCGAATACGCGCCAGGCGAAATTGATGGAACGGTCATCGTTAACGGCGACGTGCAGATTGTTTTTACGTCAGAGCAGGAAATTAAAATCGGCGATGTGGTTGATATTGATGGCGCAGCGTACCGTGTTGTCAAACCGAATCCGGTAAAACCTGCAGTGCTGGTGCTCTGCTACAAAGCGCAACTGAGGGCTTAGCATGGGCGAGAACGCGGCTTTCTTGGCTGAAATCACGGCTTTTGTTAACAAGGCGAAAACGAATCAGGAAGCAGTGGTACGCGCGGTCGGAATCAAAATTCTTAACCAGCTGGTGGTGATGTCCCCAGTGGGAAACCCGGAGTTGTGGGAAGTTAACCAGACAGCTGTTTCCTATAATCGCGCTGTTTACGACCACAACGAGGCGCAGCGCGCCAATCCCGACAACCTGACCAAAACCGGGCGACTGAGGAAAAAAGCCCGGGTGGTGGATGGGATGGATATCAAAGCACCGCCGGGGTACACGGGCGGACGCTTTCGCGGTAACTGGCAGGTGTCCTTTGATGCGCCAACGACTGACGAGACAGGGCGTGTTGATAAGGCAGGTGATCTGACAAAAGCGGCCGGGAACTACACGCTATCGCTCTTCAAAGTCGGGATGAAGGCCATTTATTTCTGCAACAACGTGCCCTATGCCTACCCGCTTGAAATGGGGCATTCCACACAGGCTCCGGGCGGCATGGTCCGCATAACTGCAGCTGAGTTTCAACGCTTCTTTGAAGAATCTGTCAGGGAGGTGACTAAGTGATTCCTGATATTGCATCTGCACTGGCCGCCAGACTGGGTACCTGGGCCGATGTCGAGGGCATTTCGGTTGCTTGGGAGAACGTGCCGTTCACACCTCCTGCTAACGAGATGTACCTGGCCGTTCACGATATGCCCGTTACGCCGCGAACAATCGATCTCGGATTGCGCAGCCGGACTTATTCTGGCGTGTACCAGATTAATGTCGTGGCGCCAGCTGGCTCCGGCCGTACCTCCGTCGTTGCCCTGGCGGGCAGAGTAGCGGAATTGTTCCCCGAGGGGCTGGAAATTGCAGGCAAAGACTTTACCTGCTGGATTAGCAGCGCGCCTGGCATATTCCGCGGCGTCCCTACACCTGTGTCCTACACCGTTCCTGTCAGCTTGAATTATCGGGCAGACATTAGCAGCTGATTCCCCTCTGATGTCCCACAACTGACCGGCCTTGAGCCGGTTTTCCCGTTTCTGAAGGAGAAACCATTATGGGCTTTGCACTGCCTAACGGCGCTCATGTTTATCTGGCGTCGGGCTACGGCCCGGCCATTACTTTCACCGGCGCGACGAATGCTGAGCACGCGGTGATCACCGTTAGCGCCGCAGACGATATCGCGGTCGGCGATATCGTTCACGTGAACTGCAACTGGTCGGGTATTGATAACGTTATCGCGAAAATCGACGCGATTGCGGAGAATGCTGTCACTCTTCGCAACATCAATACCACCAACAAAAACAAATACGCTGCGGGCGGTGGTTCCGGCTCTATTCGCAAAATTGAAGAATGGACCGAACTGCCACAAATCACTGAGGTATCGAAATTTGGTGGCGATCAGAACACCACGCAGATTCAGTTCCTCAGCGATGATCGCCAGCGCAACCTGAACACCTATAAATCCGCAGTCTCGCAGACCTACTCGATCGCGCATGACTCCACGCTCCCGGTATATCCATTGCTGCGCCAGCTGGACGAAGACGAAGAGACCGTGGCGGCTTATATGTACGTGCCGAAGGCGAAGGAGAACCGTTACTGGGCGGCCACGGCATCTTTTGACGACACGCCGACTACTGCGGTTAACGAGGTAGAGACAGTGAGTGTGGTGCTGAACCTGCAGTCACCGGCGATGACGTTCTACAAGGTGACTGACGCTGCCGCCTGACCCGTCAGAGCTTTCACCATTCCATGCCTCCCATCACGGAGGCTTTTTTTTCGTTAAGAGGTATCGATGGCGACCAAATTCACTCTTCAGCCCAAACCAACATTTAAAGCCAATGTCTCGATCCCCCGAGCCGGCGATGAGGATGGCGTGCTGACGTTCACATTCAATCACAAGCCACTCAAAGAACTGGCGGATCTGGAGAAAATGGAAGGCAAAACCGCCACTGATTTTCTGATGGAAATCATTGCTGGCTGGGCACTTCCCGATGCATTCAACGCGGAAAACCTGTCGGTGCTGCTGGAAAACTATCCGGCTGCAATGAAGGCTATCCCTGAAACCTACTATCGCGAACTGATGGGGCAGCGCGAAAAAAACTGATAGCGGTTGCCTCTGCATTCTATACGCCTGAACCCACAGCGGCAGACCTGGCACCCTATGGTCTTACGCCGGATGACTACGACGATCAATACATCGACGTCTGGCCAGATGTATGGCCTTCATTCCTGGTGTTTCAGGCTGTCAGCACGCAGTGGCGCACGGGCATGGGAGGCGCATCAGGGCTTGATTACAACGTGCTGCCCTGGGTGATGCGCCTGCACCACGTCGACGACGAGGCAACCGCGCTGTCGGACATCCGAATCATGGAGAGCGCCGCACTAAAAGTTATGCATAAAGAGAGGGCGGAATGAGTAACGACATCGCCACGATTTCCCTGCGCGTAAATACCACTGAGCTGGAGCGTGGTAACCAGGCACTGGAGCGCTTTCAGGAGACCGCGACCGCCGCTGCAGGTAAAGCGGATGACCTGAACAGTACGTTCCGCACCGGCATCGATAACCAGAAGAAGAACAGCGAAAGCCTGAAGCAGCAGCGTCAGGAACTGCAGAACCTGCTGAATAAAATTAGTCCGGTAAACAAGGCGCTGGATGAACTGGACACTATCCAGGAGAGCCTGGCGAAATTTCGCGGTAAAGGGCTGGTGGGAGACGAGGACTTTACTCGTTACAACAGCGTGCTTGAGACGACGCGGGCAAAACTGGCACAGGTAATGGAGTCTGAGACCGCAGAGGGGCGGGCTCGCATTGAGCAGGTTCAGGCAGCGCAGCGGGCAACTGCAGCGGGCAAAACCTTTATCGATTCGCTGGAGGAGCAGGTCACAGCAATCGGAAAAACGCGCGCAGAACTGTTAGAGCTAAAAGCTGCCCAACTCGGCGTATCCGATCGTGCTGCACCAATGATCGCAAAGCTGAAAGAGCAGGAAGAAGCATGGAAGTCTGGGGCTATCAGCGCGGGACAATATCGCAATGCTATGCGTTATCTCCCGATGCAAATGACCGACATTGTGACTTCACTGGCTTCCGGTATGCCGGTTTATATGGTTGCTATTCAGCAGGGCGGTCAGCTACGTGACTCGTTTGGCGGTGTAGGCAATGCTTTGAAAGCGATGTTGTCGATGGTGACTCCTGCCCGAGTGGCCATTGGTGGCCTGGCTGGCGCTGTACTGATTGCGGCCAAAGCGGGAGCAGACTACTTCACCGCCTACGACGAAATCAACAAGGCCATTATCAGAACTGGCAACATTGCCGGCACGTCAGCGCTCCAGATCATGGCTTCCTCCCGGTCTATTGCTGCCTCTACTGGCGCTACTGTAGGAACCGTTCAGAGTTTGATGACTGAGCTGGTTGGCATGGGATCGCTGACACAGCAGCAACTTGAAAAAGCAGCGGGCTCCACGGCGCTGGCGGTTCAGACCGGTATAGTCTCGGCGCAGGACATTGCCAAAGCCTATAAGGAGATCGAAAAAGACCCTGTTAAAGCGCTGCAGAGTCTCAACGAACAATATAATTTCCTGACCGTTTCACAACTTAAGCATGTTGACGATCTGATAAAGCAAAAGGACCAGACCGCAGCCGTTACGCAGGCTATGGACCTGTTTGGCGATACGATGGCAAAACGTGGAGAACAGGCTTACGACTCGCTGACACCGTTTGGTCGCCTGTGGCTGGATATCAAGGGCTGGGCGTCTGAGGCCATGCAGAGTATTGGTCAGTGGGTAGCTGAGCTGGCATCAAACACCCTGAAGGAATTCAACGCAATTTATTACAGCGTTGCGATCGTTTTCCAGAAGCTGAACCAGATCATTTCTTCCTCTATCGCTGCCGCGATTAACCTCGTTCCCGACTGGGCGAAAACAGATACTTTGCAGGGATGGCAGGACTACAACGAACAAATGGCCGGCGCTTATGGCGACAGCGTTTCTCAGCTGAAAAAAGACTGGGATGCGGCTGATATCAGTGCAGGTAAATACCTCGATACGACCAGAAAGATAAGTACCGCAACCACCCAGAAGGATCGAGAAGGAGTCGCTTCTTTTGGCAAAAAGACCAAAACCGGAAAGCAGGGCTCTTTATCGGCTGGCGATCGCAGCACGGATGCTGCCCAGACCGAATTACTGGCGCTTCAGGCACAGTTACGCGCGCTGAAGCAGCATAAAGGGCTGAACGACACTATCAGCCAGCAGCGCAAAGATCTGTGGACGACTGAAGCAAAATTTCAGGTGCTGGAGGAGGCCTCGCGTTTACGTTCACTGACAAAGCAGGAGAAATCCCTGCTGGCGAGTAAAGACCAGGTGCTTCAGTTGGCACGGCAGAAAGCCCTGTTAGGTGATCAGATTACCGCACAGGAACAGCTGAACAAGCGAATGGATACCTCGCAGAAATACGTCACTCAGATGACAGAGAAGCAGGCTGCATTAGTGAACGGTGCCGGGATGAGTGACCGTCAGGCACAACGAGAACTCGCGAAAAGTCAGCTTGCCGCTGGCTGGAAGAATGCTGGAGGTTCGCTTGACGACGAGGGCTATCAGAAGCAGCTTAAAGCGGCGAATGATTACTATGATGCAGAGGACAGGTTGCGTGGCGACTGGCTCACCGGCGCGAAAAAGGGCTGGGCTGAATTTGAGGACAGCGCGACCAATGTTTACTCGCAGGTGCAGACGATTACCAGCAATGCGTTCACCGGGATGGCCAGCACCCTGTCAGATTTCTTCACAACAGGTAAATCTAACTTCTCAGATTTTCTGACTACCTTCCTGAAGGGCATCGCCCAGATGCTGACGCAACTGGCCCTGGTTAATGGAATGAAGTCAGCCTTTGGTGGAACGGGTATCGGTGCCTTCTTTGGTTTCTCTGGTGGCGGTCTGGTGCCGGGTTTCGATAGCGGCGGTTACACCGGTGATGGCGGTAAATATCAACCGAAAGGTGTAGTTCACGGAGGTGAGTTTGTCTTTACGAAGGAAGCGACCAGTGCGCTGGGTGTGGGTAATCTTTATGCGCTTATGCGGGGCGCTCAAGGTTATGCAAACGGCGGCTACGTCGGAAACGCTCCGATGTACGGATTACAGGCTGCTGGTTCAGGGAATGTGACGGTGCAAACGTCTGTTGTTGTGCAGAACCAGAGCCCGCAACAGCAAACAAACGCTGGTAGCGATACGATGTCCCGAGCCTATAAGCAAACTATTGATCAGTCAGTGCGCGAAGGTATTGCGAAGCAATTAAGGCCCGGAGGGCTCATCTGGAATGCATCCAAATCACGATAACCCGCTTCGGCGGGTTTTTTTATGCCCGGAGAAAGTATGGCAATCGAAACATTCACCTGGCGAACACAGATACAGGCGGGAATGGAAGGAACGTTTACCCATAAAACCCGCTCTGCAACCTTTGGCGACGGCTATGAGCAAATCGCCGGGGAAGGCATTAACCCTGAAAAGCAGTCATGGCCTGTCACACTGACGGGTAAAAAAGCGGACATGCTTCAGGCCCTGAAGTTCTTTCGTTCTCACGTCACCAAATCATTCATCTGGATATCGCCAGTTGGCGAAACTGGGCTCTACCGGATTGAGGCTGAATCAATCAAGTCACAGCCCTTATCCAGCAACGTTCTGACTATTTCCGCAACATTCAAACAGGCGTACGCTCCATGATCACAGAAGACTATCAAAGCCTTGAGCCCGGCAACAAAGTCCGGTTGATCGAAGTTGATGGCTCTACGTTCGGCGTGGATGACGTACTGCGATTTCACGCGTACAACCTCCCGCACACGGAAGAAGAAATCGCCGCCGCTGGTGGTGATGAATCAAAGCTGGAGGCGAAAAGCATCTGGTGGCAGGGGGAAGAATATGCCGCCTGGCCGTATCAAATTGAAGGGCTTGAAGCGTCCACAGAAGGCAACAGCGCCCAGCCAACGCTGACGGTTGCAGATATCGAAAGCAAGATTACAGCGCTGTGCCTTGCCTATGACGATATGCTACAGGCGAAAGTCACTATCCATGACACCTATTCGCACTATCTCGATGCGAAGAACTTCCCTGCAGGTAACGCAACAGCTGATCCGCAACAGGTCAGAAAACGAGTTTTTTACATTGATAGCAAAGCCAGCGAAATTCCGGGCGAGAGTATCGAATTCGTACTCGATAGCCCTATGTCGTTACAGGGAAAGATGATCCCTACACGTCAACTTCATTCTCTGTGTACCTGGTGTATCCGGAATAAATATCGCACCGGCGACGGCTGTGACTATGCCGGAACCCGCTATTTCGATAAAAACAACAACCCGGTGAGCGACCCTTCTCTGGACGAATGCAACGGCACGCTTACGGCCTGTAAGCTCCGGCATGGAGACGGTAACGAACTGCCGTTCGGTGGGTTCCCCGGCACGTCTTTGATCAGGAGCTGATATGCGTCAGAAAACCATTGATGCCATTATGTCGCATGCTGCTGCTGAATACCCTCGCGAGTGTTGCGGTGTGGTGGCACAGAAAAGCCGAGTTGAACGTTATTTCCCGTGCCGGAATCTTGCCGCGATGCCGGAGGACAATTTTGTCCTTTGCCCTGAAGACTATGCAGCTGCTGAGGACTGGGGGACGGTGATCGCCATCGCTCACAGTCACCCTGACGCCACGACACAACCGAGCGAACTGGATAAAGCGCAATGCGACGCAACGCTTTTACCCTGGCATATTGTGAGCTGGCCGGAGGGGGATTTAAGGACCATCCAGCCGCGCGGGGAGCTGCCGCTGCTGGAGCGCCCGTTTGTGCTTGGTCACTTCGACTGCTGGGGACTGGTGATGAGCTATTACCGGCAAACGCACGGGATAGAACTTCACGATTACCGGGTCGATTATCCCTGGTGGGAAAACGACTATCCGGACAACTTCTATCAGGATTGCTGGTATGAGTGCGGATTCCGTGAATTCGACGGGCCGCCAAAACCAGGCGATATGGTGATCATGCAGGTTCAGGCTAATAAATGGAATCATGCTGGGATTCTGCTTGAAGGCAACATGCTACTGCATCACCTTTATGGACACCTTAGCCAGCGTGTGCCTTATGGCGGTTACTGGCGTGAGCGAACGGTGATTGTTTTACGATACAAATCATTTATATGACATTCTTACGAGGTATTTTACTCTACACCATCAATCAGCTTGTTTAATTCTAAATCATTTTTTGAAAGATTAGGTATATTCTTCACTTTAGACTTAAGAGAGAAATACTCTTGGGGTTGTACAGGTATTTCATCAATAAAATATTTTTCATGGCTTTCTTCTGAGGCATCAATATAAGATATTTTGACAATGGTTTTGGTTTGGTAATTGATTATTTTTTGAGGGCTGAATTTCATATTAAAATCTATCATCTCGCTCTCGACGCGAGACAATAGCCATAAATTTTCGTTTCCAATGAACATTGATAGCTGCCCTTTACCGCCGCTAGAACTGGATTGTCCATTGAAGTAATTTACAGGGAAATACTTCTCTGTTGTATTGGGTTTTATTCTGTAGTCAGTAATTTTTAATATCAATATTGTATCCAAGTCCGCTTTAAATGCTAGTATCGGATATCCTTCGTTTTCTATTGAGAGATATTCGGTCATGTATTTATCTCCTGAAGGGTTTTTCGTATATTCTTTTTTGAAGGTGAATATTGGTGAGTACTGTATTTTTGCGGCGCGAACCTGTTCTTTGCCTATGCCATAGGCAAAGTAGGTGGCAACTCCAGAGAGTATAACGCTCACAAAGCTAAGAAGGATGGCAGCTTTTTCAAAAGTATTGTTTGTAGACATTTTAATCAATGCAAATCTAAGAGTTAAGGATGGCGATAGTTTATAACAATGATTTGTGATTTGTAAGAACGTAGTAAGCAATAGTCATTTTTGAAGTTATGCATAGATATTGAATGGAGGCAGTTATGCAGATTAGATCTGAGCCTGTCAGACTAATAAAACTATACGGAGTTCTCGGAGCTACCTTTGGCCGCGAATTCAAACTTTCCGTTTCTTCACCAAAAGAGGCCATCCGCGCCCTGAGCATTATCGTGCCGGGTTTTGAGCGTTTCCTGAATACCAGTAAGCAACGAGGTTTAACTTATGCGGTATTCAGCGGGAAACGGAACCTTTTAAACGATGAACTCAGTATGGACAGGAGCACAGAGGAAATCCGCATCGCGCCGGTGATCATCGGCAGTAAGCGAGCCGGGGTGTTTCAGACAATCCTCGGGGTTGCCCTTGTCGCTGTTGCCGCGTTCGTCACGGGAGGGGCCGCGATAGGGATTGGAGGTACCGCTTTCGCTGGTGGCTGGGGCGCTGTGGCGGGGATTGGAGCATCAATGGCAATCGGCGGCGTAGTCCAGATGCTTTCTCCACAGACAACCGGGCTCGCCAGTAAGCAATCTGCGGATAACCAAGCCAGCTACGCCTTTGGTGGAGTAACAAACACGACAGCCCAGGGGAATCCGGTACCGCTTCTTTACGGTAAGCGCCGCATCGGTGGTGCGATCATTTCTGCTGGCATTTATGTTGAGGATCAACAGTAGCCATAGTACCAAGCTAAGTGTATCTTCTTGAAAGAACGCATTATATGACTGGAAACGCTTATGGATGGTTATGCAATAGACTTTCAAGATTTGCTTGGAATAAGAAAATTAAACGAGCCTGGTTTGGACAGAAGGGCGTTCACAAACTGGGCTGAAAACCAGATTTCTGCCGGCATTGAGTCTTCAAATCTTTTGATTTTGGCATCTTTGGGATTAGATAAGGAAATATCAAAAGATGAGGTGTTTCGCTATTTTGATGGCTACGTTGATGAAATTGGAGAAGTGATGCCAACTGAACGAGTAGCGTTAATATTGTTACTACGACTAACATTCAAAAAGCTCGCCTATTCTGAACTTGAGGATGATGTCTGGAGTGAATTAACTAGAACTTTTGTTCAGTGGTATGACTTGCCAAATGGCCTTTTAAATAGAGTAATGACGTACTGGAGCGCATTGCATGATGATTTTATCAATAATTATGAATATGAGGTTGGATATTATTACCTGAACTATCAGCGACACGGTGACATTCCTCGCTCGAAACAATTAGAGTACGTTCGTAATTGTGCAATTCGCTTTCTCCGTATTTTCGATGAACACTACTATTTCGGTTTGCTAATCAAATAATATTTAATTCAACATCGCTCTGATCATGGCCACCTCCGGGTGGCTTTTTTTATGGAAAAAATATGGAAACTGCAATCGCTATAAAAGGCCGCAAGGGCGGCAGTTCCAGTTCCCGAACCCCTACCGAACAGCCTGACGATCTGCAATCTGTAGCAAAGGCAAAAATCCTCGTTGCACTAGGGGAAGGTGAATTTGCAGGGCAGCTGACGGCGAAAGATATCTACCTCGACGGAACGGCTCTGGAGAATGCTGACGGTTCCCAGAACTTCGGTGGTGTAACGTGGGAGTTTCGGCCAGGCACTCAGGCACAAAAATACATTCAAGGGATCCCGGGTACCGAAAACGAAATTAGCGTGGGAACTGAGATATCGAGCGCTACAGCGTGGACGCGCACGTTTACCAATACGCAGCTTTCAGCGGTTCGCCTGCGCCTGAAATGGCCTTCGCTTTTCAAGCAGGAGGACGACGGCGATCTGGTCGGTTACTCGGTTAATTATGCGATTGACCTGCAGACAGACGGCGGCACATGGCAGACGGTACTCAATACCAGCGTGACCGGCAAAACGACTTCAGGTTACGAGCGCAGCCACCGTATCGATTTACCTCAGGCTGGCAGCACCTGGACAATCCGACTGCGTAAGATTACCTCTGATGCAAACAGCGCGAAGATCGGCGACACGATGACGCTGCAGAGCTTCACGGAGGTGATTGACGCCAAGTTACGCTATCCAAACACTGCGCTGCTCTACATCGAATTCGATTCCAGCCAGTTTAACGGCTCTATCCCGCAGATCTCCTGCGAGCCCCGCGGCCGCGTTATCCGCGTTCCGGATACTTACGACCCCGAGACCCGCACGTATAGCGGTACGTGGGCTGGGACATTTAAATGGGCCTGGACCGATAACCCTGCATGGATTTTCTACGACCTGGTGGTTAGCGACCGTTTCGGACTTGGGGATCGTCTTACAACGGCCAACATAGATAAATGGACGCTCTACCAGGTTGCGCAGTATTGCGATCAAATGGTACCGGATGGCAAAGGCGGAAGTGGTACCGAACCACGTTATACCTGCAATGTGTATATTCAGGAACGCAACGACGCTTATACGGTCCTGCGTGATTTTGCTGCAATCTTCCGTGGGATGACCTACTGGGGCGACGACCAGATTGTGGCGCTGGCGGACATGCCGAGAGATGTTGATTTTACATACACGCATGCGAACGTTATTGAAGGGCGTTTTACCTATTCCAGCAGCACCACAAAGAACCGCTACACCAATGCGCTGGTGTCCTGGTCTGATCCTGATAATGCTTATTCTGATGCGATGGAGCCTGTTTTTGAGCAGGCGCTGGTTGCGCGTTATGGGTTTAATCAACTTGAGATAACTGCGATCGGCTGTACCCGTCAGTCAGAAGCGAATCGGAAAGGGCGATGGGGGATCCTCACCAACAACAAAGATCGCGTTGTTACTTTCAATGTAGGGGAAGATGGCAACATTCCGCAGCCTGGCTATGTAATTGCAGTCGCGGACCTAAATCTCTCGGGGCGCGACCTGGGTGGCCGTATATCTGCGGTGAATGGTCGCGTGCTGACGCTGGACAGGGCGCCGGATGCTTCGGCAGCCGACAGGATGATTGTCAATCTTCCATCGGGTGTTTCACAGTCACGCACTATTCAGTCGATTACGGGCAATAAAGTGACCGTTACGACCGCTTACAGCGAAACGCCTGTGGCTGAGGCCGTATGGGTCATTGAGTCTGATGAGCTCTACGCGCAGCAGTATCGCGTTATTACGGTAACTGATAATAATGACGGCACGTTCACAATTGTCGGTGCAAATCACGATCCGGATAAATTCGATCGCATCGATACCGGAGCCATCATTGACCAGCGGCCGGTGAGCGTGATCCCGCCGGGCAACCAGTTGCCACCTGCGAACATCGTGATCAGCTCGTTTTCTGTGGTGCAGCAAAATATCAGCGTCGAAACAATGCGCGTGAGCTGGGACCAGGCGCAGAACGCTATCGCCTATGAAGCGCAATGGCGCCGCAACGACGGGAACTGGGTTAACGTGCCGCGCACCTCCACCACATCATTCGACGTCCCGGGGATTTATGCCGGGCGCTATCTGGTGCGCGTGCGAGCAATCAATGCCGCAGAAATTTCATCCGGATGGGGCTATTCAGAAGAGAAAATGCTGACGGGTAAAGTGGGCAATCCACCGAAGCCGGTTGGCTTCATCGCTTCTGAAAACGTGGTATTCGGTATCGAGCTGAACTGGGGATTCCCGGCGAATACCGACGACACGCTGAAGACGGAAATTCAGTACAGCCTGACCGGTACCGAGGACGATGCGATGCTGCTGGCCGATGTGCCTTACCCGCAGCGCAAATATCAGCAGATGGGCCTTAAGGCTGGGCAGATTTTCTGGTACCGCGCGCAGCTGGTGGACCGCAGCGGCAACGAATCAGGTTACACAGAATGGGTGCGCGGTCAGGCCAGTATCGATGTGTCCGACATCACAGATGTGATCCTGGAGGAAATTAAAGACTCCGATACGTTCAAAGACCTGATCGAGAATGCAGTGGACAGCAATGAAAAAATTGCTGGCATGGCTAACGATATCAAACAGGCCAACGACGAACTGGAGCAGCAGGCGAAGGATATCGCCAAAAATGCCCAGGACGTCGGGAAGGTTCAGACCAGCGTTAATGAGCTTTCCAGCACGGTCGGGAATGTTTCGTCTTCACTCAGTCAGCTTGAGCAGACCGTTGCGACGGCTGATACCGCCCTGGGCCAGCGAATCGACAACATCAGCGTTTCTATGGACGGCATGACGGGCGGGGTGAAGAACTCTGCAATTGCGATAATCCAGGCCAACCTCGCTCAGGTGGCCACGCGTAAAACCCTTTCTGCATCGGTCGCAGGCAACAATGCGAATCTGGACCGCATTGATGAAGTGATTGTCAATGACAGGGAGGCAACGGCGCGCTCGCTGCTGAGCCTGCAGACGGACGTTAACGGTAACAAGGCATCCATCAACAGCCTGAACCAGACGTTCTCCGATTACCAGCAGGCTATGGCCACGCAGGTAAACAGCATCACGGCGACGGTGAACGGGCATACCTCAGCCATCACAACTAACGCTCAGGCCATAGCGAACGTAAACGGCGACCTCAGCGCGATGTACAACATCAAGGTTGGTGTCTCCAGCAACGGCCAGTATTACGCGGCGGGGATGGGGATCGGCGTGGAGAATACGCCATCCGGGATGCAGTCACAGGTTATCTTCCTGGCTGACCGCTTCGCGGTAACGCACCAGGCCGGAGCGACCGTTACGCTTCCGTTCGTTATTCAGAACGGGCAGACCTTTATCCGAAATACTGTGATTGGTGAAGGGACTATCGACAACACCAAAATCGGCAGCTACATCCAGTCGACAACCTGGGACGGCACCGGGAACGTTGGCTGGCACATCAATAAGTCAGGCTACGCGACGTTCAACAACGTGACCGTTCGCGGCTCGATTTACGCCACAAACGGTAATTTTTCTTTCAATGGCTCCGGCAACACAACGGTTATCAATGGTAATGGCGTAACCATCAATATACCGGGTGGTGGTCGGATCGTACTCGGGACATGGTCATAAAATGCCGACAGGATTATTGATTGAACTGAATGATGGGGGAAAGCGTATGGAGATAACGGCGGGCCTGAGATGTCCGTCGTATGGAGCCAGTTTTGACAGTGGCTACCAGAAAGCAAAATACGCGGATATTGCTGGTTATGTTTCCGGGGCCAAGGTGCTGTTCATCCCGCACGCTACGGCTTACCTTGATTCAGGGCTGCTTCATAAGATGAACTCGGTCACCATATCGGGAGGCCGTGTCACGCAGAACTCAACGATGAAAGACAACCGCATCAGCGAACGGGATAGCACTTACACGTTTCCTGGAAGCCTATGGCAGATATTCCCGACAGGTCAGCGAAGCGGGGTGGGCTTGCTCATCAGCAACAGTACAGACTTCACCTCGATAACCAATGCCACACAGTCAGGCCAGTGTATCTGGAAGGGTACCGTTAATGTTCCGACCGGGGGTTGGGCGGTACCGACGATAGCAGGTTATGACAAGTCGAAATATATCGTTTTTGGACGCTGCAACAGCGGCAATACGATTGACTTCGACGGAAATACGGTCAGGTTCTTCAGCCCTCCGTCCACGAATGATGACGCCCCCGCAACCGGCACGATAGACATCGTTATCTTCGCCAGCGGCGTAGCGCCGCAGCCTGGTACCGGCCTCAATATTTTCAATGCTGCCGGTGCCTGTACGTTTTCAACCACAAAACGGCCATTCGTATATCTGAACCAACTCTGGAGCCCTTCGACAAGCGCCGTGAGCATCGGTAGCGGCTATGTTCCGCTGGGGAGATTTGGGCTGATGGTTCATATGGTCAATGGCATGTACGTGTATCGGATGTTCGGGATAAAAATACAGAACGGGAACGCTTCAGTTCAGGGCGGGAAATATCTTGGTCGCGAGCAGTATGCCATTTTCGGTAATAACACGATAACGCCGCTCAGCCTTCCAGTTCTGCCTGATATGTACGTCTGAATTAACTGTATATTCAAACAAACCTCGCTCCGGCGGGGTTTTTTATTGCCTGGAGAAAATATGCTTTATAACACCGGCACCATCGCCATTAATGGAAACACAGCAATCGGCACCGGCACGAACTGGACAGCACCCGCCAGCCAGGTCCGCGCTGGTCAGACGATTATCGTGATGACTAACCCGGTGCAGCTGTTACAGATTTCATCCGTGAACAGCGCCACGTCAATGACGGTTACGCCAGCTGCTTCCCCGGCGCTGAGCGGCCAGAAGTATGGAATCCTTGTGTCAGACAATATCTCAGTCGACGGCCTGGCGCAGGCCATGTCACAGCTAATCAAAGAGTACGACGAGAATATTGGCGCGTGGGAGACGTTCGCCACCACCTCAGCAAACCAGAGCATCACCGTAACCATAAACGGCACTTCTTTAACAATCCCCGGCATCGGTAAACTGGCGCAGAAAAGGAGCAACGGTGCGCTTGCTGTTGCAGACGGCGGAACCGGGGCAACGACTGCAGCAGACGCTCGCTCAAACCTCGGTTTGGGAATCTCGGATACAGTGATGCTTGCAGGTGTTACCGCAACGACCGGGGATTTGAATGTACAGTCAACCACAGGGAGTGTGCGTTACAACGCAGGGGCAGGCGGAGAACATGTTTTTAACTCTGCTGCGCAGCGCGCTCTTTTTAACTGCCCTGTTGCTCTCGCCGCTGGCTCAATTACTATCCCAAACACTGCATCAGCGACCGCACCTTCTGGCCCCGGCATACGTGGTATTTATGCAGGCGCAGACACAGCCAACTTTGACAATGCATCTAACATCAACCTTTATTCATGGTACGGGATTGGTTTCTGCACCGCGTACACATCACCAACTAATGGTGTTCAGGAAGGCAAGCCCGCCGTGTACATCAATACACGAAATGGAACAATTAACGCGAAAGGGGCGGTTCAGGCCAACGGCGTTACTCTTACGTCAGACTGGAACGCAAAAGAGGAAGTGAACATCATCGAACCTGCTGAGGCTCTGGAAAAGATAGCTGCGCTTGATGGTTACACGTTCCGCTATAAGAATGCAGATTCAAAGAGATTAACCGCAGGCGCGCTTGCGCAAGATCTCGATTTAGTGATTCCCGACCTGGTAATTCATGATGAAGCTACTGATTATCTTGTTGCCGATTATATGGGGCTGATTGGATACCTTATTGCTGCCGTTAAAGGGCTAAAAATGCAGATGGACGTCATTATGGATGCAGAAAATTTAAGCAATGATAAAGGGGTTAACTCAGATGGGGAGCTGACCCAGCAGCCAGGATCGTGAAATTTTTTAAATGTCGGTTTAGGAAGTCGCGCGACAAAGGACGTCGGAACAGCAGCAGGAAACATCCAGGTTGTTGGTGGACTCGGCGGGCCGACTGATTGCGAACGGCCTGGACAGGAGGCAGGTAGCGATAATTTATGACGTTGCCGTATGCACGCTTTATAAAAAATTCCCCGCGTCAAAACAGGCTTAAATCTGCTCACATAGAATTGCGGCCTTAAAATTTACAAAACTCATAATCCGAAGCGACATAGAAACTTAGAAACGAAACGGCGAAGCTTTAATCAGCCATGACAGACCCTGTGTCTTGCGTGCATACCCAAATGAAACTACTGTATATAAAAACAGTATTTGAGGTGTGCATTATGGAGTTTATCAGGCCTACAGAGCTGCGAGAAATTATTGCTCTCCCGCTTTTCAGTGACTTAGTACAGTGTGGTTTCCCAAGCCCAGCGGCTGATTACGTTGAACAGCGCATCGATCTCAATGAGTTACTTGTCGCTCACCCGAGTTCAACGTATTTCGTCAAAGCCGCGGGTGATTCTATGATCGAAGCCGGGATCAGCGACGGTGATCTGCTGGTGGTCGACAGCTCGCGCACTGCTGAGCACGGTGACATTGTTATCGCCGCTGTGGAAGGGGAGTTCACTGTTAAACGTCTGCAACTGCGCCCGACCGTACAACTCAATCCTATGAACAGCGCCTACAGTCCAATTGTTGTTGGCAGTGAAGACACACTGGACGTGTTTGGCGTTGTTACTTTCATCGTTAAATCTGCGAGCTGA